AACACAGCACCCGTACCAAGTTTGGACGTACTAATAGCCGCAGATGCTGAGATGCCAGAGTTGTCTATTGTTGATACTGCCATTATTTGTTCTCCAGCGCTTCAATCCGAGCGGTTAGTGCGTTGATTGTTTCGGCTTGTGTGTCGTTTATTGCTTTTAGTTCTTGGATTGCTTTAATCATGCGGGGGACTAACTTGCTGTAATCCACGCCCCACATTTCACTTTCTGCCCCACCATGAGAAACGGCTTCTGGGGCAATAGCATCTAGTTCTTGTGCAATCACTCCATACTCTTGATGTAAGTCATCTGCTTTCCAATCAAAAGACTTAATGCCAATTTGCTGTATAGATGCTATTGCAGAAGGAGCATCAACAATGTTTTTCTTTAGGCGAACATCAGATGATGTGTTGAATTGAGTAGATGAACCAGTTGTTTTAATTGTTCCTACTGCACCATTACCATTGATGAAAGCATAGTAGGTTGTTAGCCCCGTACCTGTTGTAGCACAATGGTTAATAAAAGGATTCCCGCCATTTGCCTCAATACCAAAACCGTAATTGGCGTTTGAAGGGCTAATGCCATAGTTTTGATTTCCAACATACACACTACCATTTTGATTGACACGCATACGCTCTGATATATCCGTACCAGAACCAGTTGCCGAAGTAGAAAAAATAATCAACCCACCATCTGTTGCGGTAGAAACGGTTTGCATTTGAACTTGTGCAAACCTTGGATTACTTCTGTTTGAATTTCTAGCCTCAAAAATAAAACCGTTGTAACCACCATTGCCAGTAGTTTCACCAACCCATACAGTATTTGTAGAGCCAGATACTTTAAAGATACGCCCTGCCGCACCATCAGCAGACGTTATTGTTGAACTACCAATCCCCACATTACCAGAGGAGTCGATACGCATACGTTCTGTACCGCCTTCCGTAGCAACAGCAAACGAGTCCGTCCCCGGAGAGCCAAGCCAAACACCTGATGTCCCAATGTTATATTTAAGTGCTATATCAAACTGCTCTGAATTAGCGGTAAAGTATGAACGACCACCAGAAACATGAAATTTGCCTGACGGGGAAGTAGTACCAATACCCACATTCTGTGAAGTATCAATAGTTACTGCCGTAGTAGGCGATGTACCAGTCTGCAGCGTTAGGCTTGAGTTACCACTGGCTATGTTGGTGATGTTTCCCAAACTCGTTGTATTTACTGACCCCTGCGATGGCGCAATCACCTGCGTTATCGGGCTTGTGTAATAAACATAAATGTTGTTAGTCCCGCTGGATGGTGCGGAAGTGAATGTGATTGTGTTGCTACTGACTGTGTAGGCTGAACTGGGGTTCTGGGCTACGTTGTTAACCACCACCTGCACCTGCGCCACAGACGCGACTGGGCGAGACAGCGTAAATGCAGTCGTACTTGCGTTACCGCTGAAGTAATCAACGGCTGGCGTGAAAGCCTGCTGGGTAGAGGAGTTACCAATTACTGCCATATTAGAGCACCGTCATTCCTGATACCCAAGCATCGGCTGATGTCGCTGCGCTTGAGACTATTACCAAAGCATCGCTTGCCTGCAACATAATCCTGCTGCCTTGGATACATTCATTAGACCCGCCTACCGCCACCGTAGCGCCCTTGACTATGTAGTAGTTGACCGCTGAACGGGTAACGTAGACATCACAAGTGATTGGGCTAGAAGATGTGTTTGACACGATAAGGCTGGCTACAGCCAAGGTCGTTGATGAGGCTACTGTCGTTGCAGTCGAACCGCTGGTGCTGACGTTCTTTACTGCATAGGATACGTTGGTGTATGTAGTCATGGTTTATCCGTTTATCAGTCCCATAAAGTACGCTTGGTCAAGGATGTTTTGCGTAGGGGGGTTGTTAGTCACCGAGTATTCGGCAGGGTAGGTTACGAAGACATCCTTTGTCCCCGCTGCAAAGTTAACCAAAGAGCCTGAGTTGCTAGACGATAGCACTGTGGTGCGGGCAAGCGTTGGGCCTGTGGTTGAATATGTACCGATTCCAACTTCCCAGTTGTTACCGTTTTGCTCTGCGATTGTGTAATACGTTGTATTAGTGTTGCCAATCACGGCAAAGGTCTGGTATCCTTGGAAAGCACCGAGGAGCGTCACCGAACCCGTACCTGTTGTGGTAGTGGTTTCCCTAACGCGGTCTGCTAGTACAAGTGCCATGTCTTTCCTTATTGCGTGTTAATCACGACCCAGCCTGCTGTCTCGGAGTCGTTAATTAAAGTCCAGCCCGGCGTCTGAGGACTATTGATATTTTGCCAGTTTGCGTCCTGACTGTCTATGACAATAGTCCAGTAAACAGCCGCTACCGTTCCCTGTGTAGCCGTGGCTAAAAGCCCAGTTAATGCCGGTGATAAAACCACCCCCAATGACCCATTAGCCGCAGATGCCGTATTACCTGATATGGCAATACTCTTGTCTGGAGATAATGCTCCCTTAAGCCCTTGGGCAGACAGTCCAGTCAAAGCAACCGTGACGCTAACCCCAACTTGCCCGCCAAAAGCAAGTGCAGCGTCCCCAAGTAATGGGTAAGACTTATTAACTGTAAGGGTTCCGACAAACCCGCTGGCTGTCAGTCCCGTCAGGGCTATTGTAATACTTGGAGTCAGGACTCCTGCGTAAGCAGCGGCAGCATTACCTGTCAATCCAATCTGCGGTACGGGAGTTAGTGTCCCTACAAAAGCCGAACTAGTCAGACCAGTCAGCGCTACGGTAGAACTAGGGGTTAATGTCCCGACAAATCCAGACGCAGACAACCCCGTCAGGGCTATGAACTTGTCGTTCGAACCTAGACTTGCAAACGGGGATTGTGCGTAAGCGGATATGCCAAACATGGTCTACGGCTCTAAGCCGCCTCCGCTTATGTTGTTGCTATGCGAATCAACGCTGTCGTTGTGGTATTACTGGGCATTGTCAGTGTAAACGTGCCAGCCGTAATAGTCTGTGAACCAAACGTGTAAACGCCAACTGCCTTGTTAGACTGGGTGGAGTTATAAATCAGAACGGTATCAAACGCTGTAGACAGTGTGACGTTTGTATATACAAGCGAAGCTGAAGGAGTCCAGTATGCTGTACCAGCCGTGGATGATGTGTTTGTTGAAGCAGGGGCGTTAGCATTAGTAACGGTCACGCCACCAGCTGTGTAGTTGGTTCCAGACACCTCACCAGTAGCCGAATACGCTGTAGTTGCCGCGTTGTAAGTGGCTGATGCTAAATACAAAGCACCTTTGAAGGTGTCTGCGGTTGTGGCTGCGCGAATAGGAGCAGTACCAAAGTTATGTGTTCCGTTGAGCAAATCGCTCAAGAAAGATGTGCAAAGGGATGCGGTGTTTGCCATGATGGCTCCTTATACAAAGTTTTGTATCTCGCCACCTACAAAAGCTGGCGTTTTTTTCAAAGTCACATGGGCGGAGCGGTGGACTAACTCAGCATCTTTCCAATATTCAACCCAAGTAGTTAATTCGTTGTCGTCTTCAAAGACGCCCTCTTTCTTTTCTAAGAGAGATTCATCCATGTCGCCGTAGATTGTGGTTACCATTACGCGATCCTTATGATGGCTGAAGTGTTGGTTACTGCCGGGAATTGTACGGTGAATGTACTAGAACTTGACTTGTCATTTCCAAAGTCCAACACACAAACTGCGGGGTTGGTTGACCCGTTGTACAAGTAAATTAACGCCCCTCTAGCGGTAATTGCGCCTGTCCAAGCGGCGTTGTTGAAGGAAATGTATGCGGTCGTTCCGCCAGTTAATCCCACAGTGGGCGTTTGGGCAATCACCAAACTTTGTCCACCAGCAGCATAATTCCCCCCCGACGCTTCTCCAGTGGCAGTGTAAGCCGTGGTACTTGCGTTTAAGGTTGCTGCGTTTGTATACAGAGCTATTTTGAAAGTACCGCTCGTAAAGTTGTACGTCCCATTCATCAGACCCGTCTTGAATACGTTGCATGAGTAATTCCCCGTGAAAGCCATTATCTAATCCCCGTGTTCTGAGGTAGAGGAGCCTCACGATACTGACCACTGCGGTACGCATCGCTACGCTCAAGTCCATCTCCAAGGCGCTTGGCTTGCATCAGTGCTTCTTTGTATTTTCCGTCATACAAAGCAATTAAATCTTGTTCACCCTTCATGTAGGTGTATGCCTCAACTAGTGATCCGTATAACAGAACGGTGTCATAGTTATCCCCAAGCCAAGTATGTCCAGTAGAGGATGTAGTAATAGACTCTGGGTAGTAATAGTAATGGAGCTCTGCCGAGTACACATTGTCTGGCGTTGGTCCTAGAATAAAAGACAATTCATTACTAATCGCTAATGAAATCACTGTCGGTCCAAACAAAGCATAGAACTTTGGCAGTCCCGTAGCGGTTGGATCAGGATACGCCTCACGGATAAAGTTAACATCTTTGTTAAGTAGATACGTGTATGTACCAGATGCGTCTATAACCGCTAAGGAATATACCGATAAAAAATCATCAGGGGCAGATAGGTATTTGTTATTTGCCGTAATGGAGCCTGTGGCGTTTTTGCGCAGGGATGGGAACTGAATGGTATTGAAGATGCGCTGTTCAGCTTGCTCGATAAAGCGATTGATTTGCGTAGTCGAAGACACAACTGTTCCGTCCGACAATGTAGTCGCAGGGAATGTGTTCTCGGTATACGTCTCAATCGCCGTTACCAGCTCGCTGTACGTCATGCTCATGCCATCGGACCTCTAGACATAAATCCTTTAGTCGCACAGCCAGCACCACGCATTTTGATGCCATCTGTCTTGATAGGCTCATCTCCAGCAGAAATGCTGAACTGCCCCAGACTGACGTCGGCTGTATCTAATTTGCTGCGGTTCTTACCAAAGCCGGGGTTAGTGCCGTCTTTATAGTTAACGTCAAGTTTCTTGCCATCCATAGTGTGTGGCTGTGCATAGACTTCGGCTGGACCGACTTCTTTGCCTTTTTGTTTCATACTGAATTTAGCCATATTAACCTCCGCGTGGAGCGCCACGACCGTTAGCCATCATCTTTGCAATGTTGCGACCATACTGCTTCATGCCTTCGTTGGTTTTGCCGCCAGCCATTCCGCCTTTAGCAAGCTTCAACTTAGTGCCTTTTCCGCCCTTATGTTCTTGCATATCATGCTGTTTAAACGCCTTCTTGATCATAGCTTTATCTTGCGCTAAATCGTCTTTTTCCATTTCAACTCCTAAGTTGTTGCTACCGTGACTGTACCAATTTGTACACTTAAAACCAAGTTATTTGGAGTAAGTGACGCATCAAAACTCTCTGAACCTCCAACTGGAGCCCATCCCCACTGGAATATCCTGCTACCACCCTCAACAGTTCCAACACCACTCTGGGTAGTGCCGCCGTTTACATTTATCTGCAGACCACTTGTACCAGACAATACATAACTCCGATCTGGTCGAGGGTTACGCAATCCCTGCGGATCATCCACAGGAAACATTCCCAGCTGAAGCTGAGGGTGGTCTGGGTCCCAACACTGGGGACAGACAAGTAAGTCGTATTTCTTAAGCTTAATTATCTCAGTTTTTAGGACGGAGAGTTTAAACCTGAAGCCACATCGATCACATTCAGCAATCGCATGCTTGCCAGAAGCAAAACGATTGCCCATTAGATAACCCTACCTTTTGTCCTTCCGCGCTGGGCAACCCCGTCGGCACGGCTAGATGCTGTCACTTTTCCGCCTTTTTTAAACGGCAACTGATAACTCAAGTTACCCATTTTGTTGTCGCCGCTTTTACCAAAAGATGCGTTTAAACGACCTTCTCCAAGTTTTGTACTGTAACCAATGTTGTGACCTCGCCCAACTTTCTCGCCGTGGCTTACAACCTCATTGGTATTGGCAAACAATCTACCATTACCAAGCGGCATATCTCCGCTTATCTCTCTGACTTGTGTGTGAGGATCTTTGTTGGAGCGTGATAAGGAAGCAGAAACTGAACCCTCGCCAACTGGCATCCTGTATGACGCTCTAGTTTGATAGGGTGAATAATTCTCAGACTTGGCTCCCTTGATGTCTTCGTCTTCCATCTTGCCAAGCATTGTCTGAAGAGAAAGACCATCTTTCTCGGCACGTAGCCCTGCAGAGCTGCCCTCTTTAGAACCCATTCGCATTTTTCCTGCAAATGGTTGAACTAAAGATTCTTCATCTTCTCCAGAATATTTTTTAACTTTACGGCTACCCACGGTTATCTCCCGATATAGGTTTGCCTAGGCACTAAACGCAATGCTGCCTTCTCATGATCCTCGTATGCAGCCAATTCCCAAGCCTCGTCGTATTGTTGTTTAAGCATAGGAATACGCTCCATGCCTGTTGGTATCTTGCCGGCGATGTAATACGAAAGTCCTGCTGCCATGCATGGGATAAACCGGAAAGGAACATCCATGATGTTTACACCGTTGCCGGCGTCTTGTGTTCTGCGCATGCGCCAGTAAGCAAATGTATATTGCTGGGCGCTGTCTGGCGTGGGCCAGACCGTTATAGCTGGTAACTGTTGCCAGTACACCGTCGCCGCAGAACTATGCGACGCCGCTATTGTGTTGTTTTGTCCACGGAAACAATTGTTCAATGTTCCTGAGTTAGCGCCAGATGTCTGGGTGATGTAGCTGTAGTTAATTGTCTCTGAGTCAATCTTGACAAAACCAGATGCGGGTAAACCCGTAACATCACTCACGGAGATGGTTGTATCTGTTGCCCCGATTGAGGATGACAGAGTACAAGCTACAGGTGTAGTCTGGGCGTTGTAGCGCTGAATCCAGACCTGAATGGGTCTGGCTTGTTGAATCTTATTGGGGATCGTAGCGTAGGTTGAAACGCTAATTCTTGTGATAGTAAGGTCTGCTTGAGTTGCAGTGTTGTTAGCACCTGTGCGAATAACATGCTCCAACAGATCAATCGTGTCTGCTGGCAATGCGTAAGTATTCTGCCCTTGAACAAAACTGATTGTTCCGGGCTCAATAGACCAAAGGTTTATTCCTCGGTTAGCCCAGTCTGAGAACATAATGTTTAAACTGCGCCGGGCAGTCCTTAAGTCATACCCCGAGCGCAGCTCTCCTCCGGCGCGTTCAAACGCCTCCTCGACTAACTCAGTTAAGTCAAGGTTAAATCCGCTTGTTCCGGAGGTGTTTGCCATGATTATTCTGCTGCAACCTTAGATTTCTTTGGCTTTTCTTCAACAACTTCCTCAACTACGGGAGCCTCAACTACGACTTCCACGACAGGAGCGGGATCAACTGCTGGAGCAGGAATCAACTTAACAAGCAGTTCTGCCACATCTTCTGGAACAACGCCAGATGCATTTTTATGCACTTCAGCGTACATGTTTAAACTTGTAATCAGGAGTTGTGCTTCTTCTTGAGTTACGTTAAGTGCTGACATTTGATTTCCTTATTTCATCTTCTTTAGGGTTTGAGCTAGACGAGCACGTTGTCCCATCTTGCCGGGGGCTTTGGCTGCTTTCGCCAACTTCTTTGCGGGAATCGTTTTCCCTTCTTTCACACCAAGCTCGGAGCGCAGAGCCCCGGGTTTCTTGATTGCTTTTTGTATCCATTTCTCAGCCATTACAGTTTCTCCGCAGTTTCGTGAGCTTGTAAAAACCCTTTCAAGCGTTCGATCTCTTTATCGCGCTCTTCCAATTTACGGATCAAACTCTCGTTCATATCAGCCCAAACTAGGATCTGGTTTAAACGCTCTTTATGATCGTTGCGCATCATCTCAAACAAGCGCTCGCTTGTATCAATTTGCTTTTGGATATAGCCAATCATCTAAACCTCGCTGTTTTTTGGGCTATGCCCTTGGGTTGTGCTACGAATTGCTTCCCGGCTTTTTTGCCAGCACGTTTCGCACGTGTTGTAGCAGCGTACTCAGAAGGGCTGAGGCTTTTGATAGCAGCTTCTGGAAGGTATCTTTCACCAGTTTTACTAGACGGTTTACCACTCTTTGTTCTCCATTTTTGGTCACCCCAGTTTTTAAGTGACTGTTGTGGCGCTTTCATGTTAATCCCTGTACCCGCCGCCTGCGGCTTTGTACTTCTTGGCAACCAGTTGGGCTTTACGTGCTGACCATTGACCAGCGCCTGTGCCCTGAGTTGCTGCGGCTTTTACTTGAGCAACAATTCTTTTGCGAAGACTTGGCTTTGTGTAATTACCAGCGGCGTTTACCTTTCCGCCTTCAGCGTACTCGGTAAAGTCGGTGTTATCCCTACGGGGCTTTTTCTGCCCTCTTGGCATTTTGGATGGGTTAATAACACCCATTCCGCGACTTGCCATCATAGGGATGTCCTTAGCAAACTTTGCCGCGAGTCTTGCCCTTTTGAGCAATACCGTCAGCACGTGAAGAAGCAGATGAAGCCATGCCGCCTTTAGCCATCTTGACAACCTTACCGCCACGCTTCATTTCATCGCTGTCGTAATAGCTGCTTGGGCGAGCCAAAGATGATGTCTTTACTGGCTTTTCTTTTTCTGCTTTCTTCTTAGCAAGATACTCCATTGCCATTCTGTCTTGGAAACGTAAGTTTGGCGCTGGGGCTTTCTTGCCACTGCCGATGCCAGAAGGAGCAAAGTCTGTTTCGGTAGCATCAGACGCCCCAGATGGAATTTGAGTTGGACCGTCTCCGCCTCTAACTTTTTGCCCTGACATGCCGGTAGGATTTCTAACAGCGCTTTGGACCTTAGCCATGCTAGAACGGCTTGGCTTGTTTGCCATTTGATTAGCATTGAACTGATCCATAACGGCGCGGCTACTTGCAGCGTCTTGAGCGCCTTCTAAATCGCCAAACTCAGTATCCTTCATTGGGCTCATGGCTGCAGTCATTGGCTTTTGACCATAACTTGGCTGAACATCAACTCCGGTATCGGTATCGCGGTCAGCACCTTTTTTTCTGTTAGCCATCATCATGCCCAAAGCACCGAGGGCAGCTAAACCTGCTAAGTCACGTGGCATATAGCCTCCTTATTTCTTTTTGCCGTAGCTCATGCCGCCGCCGCACATTGCACGAACTTTATCTTGCTCGTACATGTGACCAGCGCTATGAGGCATGAAATTTTTGCTGTGGTGATCGTGACCAGCAGCGTGCTCTTTGATTGCTTCGTGCTGCATCTTATGTGCAGGAGCGCTCATCATTTGCTTTTCCATGTTGATCTCCTTACTTCTTTTTAGCCATTCCACCGCGCTTGTAAGTGCCGTGGGTTAATGTTGCTTTGCCTGTGCCTATGGCGTTACCAGCCATTTTTGGCATCATGCCCTTAGTCTTGCCTTTGGCTGCAATGCCGTCGCGGCTGGGAGCAGCAGTGCGAACAGGAGCCATCTTCTCTTTGGTGATTCCCTTGCTTTGCTTGTTAGCGCCCATGCCAGTGGTATCTCCACCCATGCCCATTTTTTTCATACCCATTTTCATTTCACCACCTCTTTTGAATAAAGCCTTTTCACCGTGATTGGTCTTTGGCTTGTTTGCTACTTGGGAATCAGCACGAGTATCCGCACTGAACTTTTTTCCCTTATCTGCTGAAGTAAATTCTTTACCCACAGATTGAGGGATGCCAACACGCTTTGCAGCGGCTGGATCGTTGGCGACCATCGCCATCAGATTATGTTGTTTTTGACTGGTACTAGGCATCTTTTTTCAACAGCTTTTGAACCGTATCTGTTTCGTATATACGGATACACATCCATACTATACCTAAAAGAGAGCCAACTAACGTGGCGACTGGAGTCATCCAGCCCATCATGCCAGAGAACGTGACTGTCAAAGCAGCCCCGTCTGTTAGCGCTTTAGCTTCATGTCCGTTCATACAAACCTTCCTTTGGTTCTGCCCTTTTGAGCTGTTCCGTCCGCAGATTTTACATAACCGCCGTCAGCACAGTTCCATGCTCTAAGACTTTTATTGATCCTAGAGTTGGGATCATTAGCAGTCTTTGCGGAGGTCAACTTCTTCTTCATACCACTCATCCTCGCACAGAAAGAGTCTCGCCTTGATCCTCCCTCTGGTTGAGGCGGTTTCAGATTGTGACCTTCTTTCTTCGCGGAGGCCCGACCCTTGGCGTTCAGTCCGCCATTGGGGTTCTTGCCCTCCTTGCGTTGCCATGCTGGAGTCGCCATACATTAAGCCTGCGCCTCTTTCCAAGACAAGCGAGCATAAACGTCGGTTGCTGTTGCTGTCAACGGAGTTACGCAAACATACAAAATGTCCGGACCGTCTGGATAGAAACCTGCTTGTGATGCTGGCACAGTGTTTGTTGTACCGCCGCCCAAAATTGAGTTACCCAAATCACGCACTTGAGACAAGTCCAAAGTGGTTTGACCGTTTGTGTTAGTAAACGCAGCCGCCACAGATTCACCGCCAATAACGGTTACCGAGTTGGTAGTATTCGCCGCAACCTGAGACAGTGAAGATGTAAACGCGCCAGTCGCTGTAGTAACAGGAGATGTGAAAGTACCGCTGAAAGTACCGGTGGTAACACCATTCAAAACCAAGTTAACTAGCAACGGACCAGATGCATAAACACCCAACTCAACGAGTTGCAATTGCATACGGTTAATAATTTCTTTTTTACCTAGCAAATCAACTGTACCGTTATCAACTGCTGGCGCAACACGGATAGCTAACACTGGAGTCAATGCAGTAACAGATGTTGTGGTTGTTAATTTGCTTGTACCGTAGTTAAAAATTAACGACTTATCGTCATCGAAACGTCCGTCCATGATGACTGATGAACCCCAGTGTGATAGGGATGCAGCGGTATCAGGAGCCGCGTACTCAACACCGATTGGCGTTGTTGCAGAGTAGGTAAATGTTTGAGCAGTACCAGCACCACCAGACTGCGCACGGGCGCTGATTGTCAATGTGGTTCCAGTTTTAGCGGAGTAAGTAATGTATTCAACATTACCTGTTTGCGTGCCATCTTGAATTTTTATTGTTCCAGTAGGAGCAAATCCAGAAGTATCCGCAACATTAATTGTTCCGCCGGTAGTTGCGCTGGAGGCTAATGTGGCAGTCAAGAATGTAATTGGAGTTACACCATTTGACTCGTAGTGTGCCGCCATGTTTCCAGAGCGCATGTAAGCTTCATAGCGCTGGTTGTTATTGGTCTGTTGGTACACATAGGTGATTTGACCTTTTGAGGTACGTAGACCCCAGCGCATAAATCCAGCACCGTACCAAGAATAGTCGATGTACCACATCTGCATCTTGGTCAAGTCAAGATTGTAGCCAGATGGACCTGTTCCGTCTAACGGATCAAGCCATAGTGAACGAGGCACGCGAACGTCAATAGTCTTCGACGCTAAAGCACCAGCCAATGTAGCGCCACGATACTCAGAAGTTAAATACAACGATGTATCGCTTGCGATGCTGTTTACACGGTATGTTTGACCACGAATAACAATTAAGCTACCGGGCTGCAACTGAGTACTAAACTGAGTTCCTGTACCTGTAACAGCAGAGGATCCAGATGTTACAGAAACGGTTCCACCCAACTGATTAACACTATTGCGCCAAACAGCATATAAAGTCTGACCGTCATACTCGAAGAAGATACCGTTTTGCTGGTCAAAGAAACCAACACGGTTGCTAGAGCCATACCAATTGATAGGGCTGACCTTAATCAACAAGCCAGTAGCAGTGGTAATCGATGGCGCACCTGATGTAGTTGTGTACGTAAAGGTGCTGGGTGTAGGTACGGTGGCAACAGTAAATGTACCGTTGTATTGACCTTGATCGCAACCGCTAACAATAACTGTACAGCCAACCGCCAAATTGTGGTTAAAACGTGTGGTTACTGTAGCGGTTGTGCCTGATGCCGTGATGCTAGTCACAAACAAGGCTGGGCAAACTGAAGTACCTGTTGAGAACTGAATGCCTTTACCAGACTGGTAACGGAAGTAACGACGGGTTTGACGAATCAACTGGCTGTTTGGCACACCAGAAGTAGCAGAGAACGCTACGCCGCCATCAAATGCACGAGACTCAACATAACCTGCTGGACGTGCATAAATGTTTGTCTGCCCTGCTGATGTAGTCACAGTTCCAGAAGCAGCAGCCGCAGTCACAGTAAATGTATTAGCCGTAGGTACGGTTGCAACAATGTAAGCACCGTTGACGTTTGTACCTCCGGTCGTTCCAACAATGTATGCAAAACTGCCCTTACTCAATCCATGTGGGTTTACTGTAGTTACAGTAATAACAGTTGAACTAGTCACCACAACAGAGCTTGTGCCAGCCGCCACTTGAATGCCTGCGCCAGAGTAGAAATACCCCGTGTAAACGTAGGTTAGTGCAGCGTTGTAGTACGCAGCAGAGTTGGTTGTAGTCGAAGAGCCGGGAGCCAACAACACGGTGATTGTGGTGTTTGTTCCGCCTGTTACAACATAACCCCAACCATTGATGGTGGAGTTTGTAGAGTTTTGAATGTAGATAGGTGTGTTATTAGCAATCGTGCCAGTAAACGTGATTGTGATTTGATCTGCTGTTGAAGTTCCAGTAATAGCTGAAACAGTAACTGGTAATTGGGGAATGTAATAACAACTTGGTCGCACATTTTGTAGTGCAATAGATTCCCACTTAGTAGGCTGTTGCCCATATTCAAAGTCGGTATCAATCAACGCTTGTGGCGAAGAGATACGCATCTTGCCCACGGGGTCTTGAGCGCCGGGAGCAGGTGTTATATAGGGCGATACAGCGCCCGAATCATTTTTCCCAGTTATGGGCAGCGACTTGTTTAAGTTCGCGTCAACTACGGTCCATCCACCTGACATATTAACTCCTTAAATCCAAAGAAAGGGGCCGAAGCCCCCGCTTAATTAGTCAAAGTTGCCGTATGGATATACAGTCTGCGAACCAATTGTTCCGTCAAGTTGTGTGTAACGGCATGTGAAGTAGAACTTACCAACCAAAGCAGTAGAGATTGTGTAAGTAATACCGGTTGGAGTACCAGAAGTAGTCACAATTGCAGTGCCATCCAAGTTAGTCAGGGTAAATCCTGTAACAGTACCAGCACCACCAGAAACAGCAGAAACCAAATAAGTTGTTGGGTTGCTGTAGCCAGTAATAGAACCTGTACCGCCGTAAGTACCAGACAAAGTCAACTGTTGACCAACTGACAAGAACGAGTTTGATGTACAAGTGAAAGTACCGGCTGTATCGGCGATTGCTACACCTGCAACAGTCGCTGTCGCAACGCGGGTGTCTAAACTAGTACCTACTAACGCAATGGTAAACACGACCTGTGATACCAAAGAGCTATATGGGCTTGATCCTTGACCGGCTGCTGGTGGGTTGGTGATGTCACCTGTAGTGCTTGACTGTGAGGTGATCTGTGCCGCAGTGAAGGTAGACAACGATTGGCGACCAACAGCAGAGATTGCGCCAGTTTTGAAATACTTAGCAGTTCCTGCGGCGGCTGTGTAGTTGTTAGATACGTACACAGTTGCAGAAGAAAGAGCAGCAGAACCACCAGAAACGGCGGGTACAACTCCAACGTCAACAAATACATCGTTTAAATTTGAACCGTAAGGCAAATACATAACAGCGCCACGATAGACGTTGGTTGCTGTGTCGGCAGGGATTGTTTGAGCTGTAGGAGGGTAAGCAGTCGCAGATGGGCTGTAAACAGTAGCGTTTTGGTTAGGGATTTGGTTTCCATTAACAAACTGACCAGAACTACCGCTATACATAGCAGTGCCGTTGGCTGTGTTAGTGAAATCAAGGTCGCAATACTGAACGAGGTCTGTGTAGCCTACGTTACGAAATGGACCAAAACGGTTGTCGCCAGATAGGACTGGACCTTCAAAGGTTGCGCGTGCCATAAATTTTCCTTATGCAAAAGAGCTTTACCGATCGTTGCATCGTCTGCTGGGGCAGTGGTGGTAAAGCGGATCACCCAGATGCTGACATAATACACCAAATTTGACGAATGTCAACGCCATATTTGTGTCACGATAAACGAAAATAATTGGTTTATGCCATACAAAATTCGCCTTATAGATCACAAAGAACCTAAGTGGCGTCTCGTCCTCAAATCACTACAAAAGGCTTGTCTGCCCGGAGATACTATTTATGCGCCCAACAACGGATACTGGCACTTGGCTTTTGGACCAGATATGGTACCGGTTGCTTTCTCCGGTCTTGTTCCTTCTCAGCGCTGGAGTGATTGTATGTATCTGTGCCGCGCAGGTGTGCTACCTGCTCATCGCGGACAAGGACTGCAGAAACGACTTATTAGAGCCCGTATACAGGTGGCTAAAGAAAAGGGTATGAACTGGTTGGTCACCGACACCAACGATAACCCAGCCTCCGGAAACTCTTTGATTGCCTGTGGGTTTAAACTGTTTGAGCCCACTGTGCCTTGGGCAGCCAATGGCGCTATCTACTGGCGCATGAAACTTTAATGGTTCATATATAGACCATTAAGCCCCCTAATGACACTTTAATGGATCATCTATGCCCTATAAAGACCCCGAACTAAAAAAAGCAAAACAAAAACTTTATGCCGCCAAGCATTACGAGGCAAACTCTAAGGCAATAAAGGCTAGTACCAAAATACGCAATAGAACATTAAAAGCGCAGTGGGCGGAGTTTAAAGCTACCCTCTCTTGCATGGAGTGTGGCATGGATCATCCGGCAGTGCTGGACTTTCATCACATAGAGCCAGAGATGAAAACTGGCAGCATACACAAGTTTGTGCAGGCTAAACGCTGGAAAAGGGCGTTTGAAGAGGTGGAGCAATGTATCGTATTATGCGCAAACTGCCACAGAATTGTTCATTATACTGAACGTTATCAAAAGAAAGCCGCCAAAAAAGCCAAGAAAAACGGGGCCGAAGCCCCGTAAAGTACGGAATCTATGCCCGTTTATTTTTCATCCGTAGTCGTGATATTGAAGATATAGGTACCGCCGGCAGCCTCTTCGGACTCTTCCTCTTCTTCGTCTTCGTCTTCGACTTCAACCCACTCGTCGTTTTCTTCGTCGTACTTGTACCAAGTCTCTCCTTCTACGTCGTAGAAATAGTTGTCGTCTTCTTCTTCGTCTTCTTCGTCTTCTTCAACGACTACGTCATAGTCTACAGCCCAGCCGTGAGCTTGTTGAAATTCGATAAATTCTTTGATGATTTCAATCTTGTCGAAATCAAAGGTCTCGATAGTCAAAACTTCGTCGTCAGTACCCCACTCGCTGAGGTCAATAGTGATCTTATACATGTGTTCTCCAAGGTTAAAAATGGCACAGCTCGGGGCTGTGGAATCATCGTAGACCACCTTTATTACTTCTGCAAGACAATAAAAAAGGCCCCTTTTGGGGGCCTTCAGTTGAAACTTTGGTTTTCCTTTTAGAAAGAACCAGAAGATCCAAAAATACCGAGAGGGTCAGACCAGCCGAAGCTGTAACGCTCACGTGATTTGTAACGCACGTTGCCGGTGTCGAAGTCGCCGTCCATGCTGTTTTGCAGCGGTGTACGTACGAAGTGCTTCAAACCGTTAGGCACGTCTGTAGTCAAGAACCAAGCATTAACGTCGGTCAAGAAGTGGTTAACAGTCCAGCCTTCTGGAATAGAACCGTTGTTCTCAAGGGCGTTAATGTCGTTGTTGTTTGTTCCAACGCGCAACTTAGTTTCGAGCAAGCGGGTTGCAACGAACTGGAGTGCTGGAGGAATAATCAACTTCTTAGGTTTAGCGGCGATCAACAGACCACGCTCATCAGTCCAAGCAGCGATTTGAATAACGGCGGCTTCAAGGGAAGTCTCGTTCAAGTCAGCTTGAGTTGCTGGAGTGTTGCTGTTTGTACCACCGTTAACCAAGGGGTGTGCTGTAGAGAACAACGCAACGCCGTCGCCGCCAACGTATTGAGCAGAGAAGCCGTTGTTCAAAATAGACGCAGCCTTAACTTGCTTGGTGTAAGCCATAGCGCGAGCCAAACCTTTGGTGTAGCGAGCAGACAAGCTGTCGTACAAGTTGTCTTCGATCGCCTCTTCGGTGATCGAGAAACCCAAAGCGATGGTTTCGTGGTTATAGCGAGTAGTCCATGCCTCTTGTGCATTGTCATAGCTGATGGCAGAACCTTCAGCCTTGACAGGAGCAGCAGAGAAACCTGAAAGTTTCGTTTCTTCTTCGAATGAGCGCTCAGAGGTTTCTGTTTCGTAGATCTCTTTGTGCTCTTCGCCGTAACGAGCGTACTCCAAACCAAACAGTGCGTTTAAACCGGGAAGGAGTTCTTTAAGTAGTTGTGCGCGTGAAATAGCCATTTTAAATTACTCCTTAGACTGCGGTAGCAGTGTAGTACTCATGGTTACCAAAGTTGATCTTGACGAGCATCTCTGGAATCTGAGTAAAGACGATAGTGGAGCCAGACGGAATAGTAGTTGCCGTATTGCCCAGCGAAGTAGTAGCCACGTTGATGGTTACGCTTGTAGAACCAGCAGAAGCTGCGGTTGTTACAAAAGAACCAGTGCGAACGATCTGACCGTTAGAAGCTACGTAAGATACATCAGTACCTGCAACGATTGCGCTTGGCAAGCCTGAGCCAGTCAAGGTAATAGTTGTAGAAGATGAGCTACCTGTTGCAGAAATAGCAGAAGCTGTATCTGGCACAACACCAACCACGCGGGCTGGGAATGTGCTTGTAGTCAAAGTTGCAGAGTAGTTCAAAGCAACTGCTGAGTTACCAGTAGCGGTGCTTCCAGTGTTGTCAATCAAACCGTAGTTTTGACCGATCATGGCGTAGCTGCCTGAAGCAACTGTAGTACCAGATGAGCAAACAACAGCTTTGAACACTGTGTCAGGATCATCACAAACAATAGCGACAGCGTCACCAGCCAGCGTACCGCCGGGCCAGTATTGAGCAAATTGCTTTTGCTTTGTGAGTGGGTTAGTGTATGAACAGCCTAAGAAAATACCGACCATACCTTGAGCAGTACCGTCAGTAGTGATCGCTAGACGCATAGCGTTACCACGAACAACGCGTACAAAGTCACCATAATAGATGCTTGTAGCGCTACCGTATTGAATAGGTATTTCACGAGTAGAACCCGCAAATACCTGACCTCCGATCAGGTTGATCGGTTTAAGACCGTAGGGGGCCGAAACCGTTGGATAAGCCATTTAAGACTCCTTAAAAAATGTTAATAGCCAGTTCCAAATGTGACTTTAGTTTGCCTTTCGGAAAACTTCTTCATACTTGGATGATCGTCTTTCATATAGCTGTTATCGACAGATTCCATGTTGGCTCTGTTTTGGTCTTCGTAATATTTCGCACGATCGACCAAGAACTCCTCAGGAATTCTGCATAACAACAAGCCGCCGATCTCGATGCCGCCTTTAAAGCGACCTTCTTCGGTAGCATGCATCATCATTTCCGGATATTCCTCCGCCTTGACGGGCTCATAACCCTCACGGAAACTAGAAGAAATATTCTTTGGATCGCTAGATCCCATCATCGTCACGCGAATCCAGCGGTGTTTCCAGCCGGGACGTGGGTCAGGATTTGGCAATCCTTCCGGACGACTCCATCGTGTAGGTCTACGCAGGTCTAAACGACTACTAGCCTCTCTTGGTTTGCGGTTTTGGGCTTCGGTCATTATGCGTTCCTTTCGATTAGAGTTACATGTCTTGCGTATTCTTCCGGAGTCACGCCGAGTTTTCTCGCTAGAGATACTTGACGTGGCTCAAGTTTGATACGGGAAGGTGGTGTGCTGCGCGTTGCAGGCGCAACCACAGAACTCGATCGGCGCGAAGGCGTGTAAGCCTCTTCTGCCTGAAGTGACGTCTTTTTAGGAGGCTCGTCATTTTCCTCGGTTATCCCAAAATTCTCAGGAAAACGCTTTCGGATGGTGCGATCGATTGTTTTGAAATAATCTTCGGAACCAATGTAGTCAGAACCATACTGCTTTTGCAACTTTTTGTCAAGTCCCATTGCAGCCATAGTCATTTCCTCGTCCACTCCAAACCAATCACTGTTGTTTTCTACCCACTGTTTAGTGCGCGGATTGGTTTGTGCTTGTTGGCGTGGAGGCTCCATAACTTGCGCTTCGATTGGGCGCATAGTCTCTGCCTTGTCAAGTTTTAGAGAGGCTTTGGTGACCTCAACTTGAGCTTCTGCAAAGGCATCTGCGTCGCCGTCTTCGAAAGCTTTTTGGAGCTTCTTCTTAGCATTGTCCAACTGCATTTCTGCCGTGGATTTGCTTTGCTCAATGAGCACTTTACTGCCTGATTCCAATTGCTCTTTGAGGCGCTTGTTTTCCTCGTAGACGCTCTTGGCAAAGGCTTCCGCTTCCTCGCGCTCTTTTTGAGCTGCCTTGCGGGCGCGGCGTTCATTGTGGTAGTTATTGGTGTATTTCTTTAGCTTATTCTTTACGTTTTCGTCGTAATTAGCAAGCTCTTCGTCGGTAGGATCTTCCTGCTCAACCTTAACTTTGACCTCTTCATCGGTATCGATTTCAAGCTCTTGTTGAACGGGAGTCTCTTTTTCCTCATCGGGGAATGTAAATTCCTCGCCTTTGTACTCTGTTGCCATCTTTACTCCTTATGCAGCACGTTGAATGCCACGTGGGTCTTCGACTGTCGCTTCGACCAAATCATCAGTGATGATGCGGAATTCACGACCATGAATCTTCAGGCGTGTGCCTGAATTGGGGCGGACGATGACAAAATCACCGACCTTGCAAGAAGGACCGTCAGGGAAACGGCTCTTATCTTGATAGGCATCAGGACCCATTTTGACGACAAAAAGTACAGGCGTTAAAACCTCTTCGTAATGCATCGTTCTGGCATCTTTGACTAGACCTACCTCACTATCGGCATATTCCTCCATAGCCTCTGGTACGACGCAAAGGAGGTGAAACCTCTTAGGATCGGGTAGCTGTTTCGCCTTTTCCTCTGCAGTCCTGTTAAGGACGCCGGACAGGTCCACAGCGGACACGTCAAATTCACTCATCGGATTTCTCCATTCTTTCTACGAGGTCGTTGATGGACTGATCTGCGAGGCTTAGACCCCGAATTACTCCGCAGACGTTTTTGTATTCAGCGTAATCTGCTGCCCTGCCTGTTGCGATAAATTGCGCCTGTTCATCACGCAGGCGTTCTATCTCCTTTTGGATGTAGGCAAGTGCTCGGATTACGTCATTCATTTGTTATTCCTTTGGTGGCGGCTCTTCGCCAAGTCAATACCCATTCTTGTTCCCTCGAGTTGTTGCTGCTTGTTTAGCTGGTCGCGCTTGGCTGCTGCGTTCGCGGCGACTTGCATGGCGGCAATTTCTTTCTGGGCTTCAATTCGGGCTTCTTCTATGCGCAGTTGATCGGCTTTGGCAGCTGCTTCAATCTGCTGTTTTTGTTGTTTTAACTGGAGTTCCTGCATCTTTATCTGCAACTCTTGTTGCTGCATTTGAACCACAGGGTCTTGCATTTGCTGTTGGGCCATCTGTTGTTGAGCCTCTTGTGTGTGCTGTTTAAACAGCTTGGCGGATGCTTCGGATGCCATCTGAGCAAGTTGGTTTGCAAAGGCAGGATCAACTTTCTTGTTTTGTTCTTCGTTTGGCAAGGGGATGCCCATTTCCTCTTCGATGCGGCGGCGGTACTCGAACGCTACGTGCTCTTGGATGTGAGCCATCATTGCTGCTTGAATAGCCTGCGCTTGAGGGTTTTGACCAATGATCTGCATGATTTTTGGATCCTGCATAGCATTCATGTGAACCTGAATGTGGGCAGTGTGGTTTTGCTCCGCAAAAGCTTTCAAGGGCTTTCCTGTCAATGCATTCTGGTTTTCTTGGATTGGGTCTGTTGGGAGCTCGTCGTCCTCAATTGGGACTAACTTATTGGCGTTCTTAACGCCCAGCACCTCAATCATTTGACGGTGCAGCAGAGGCAAGTTGTAGAGTTGAGGGGCAGATTGGGCTAATTGGAGTACTGCTTGGTACTGGACAATCTTTTGCGCCATCGTCGCCGCATTGGGATCTGAGACGGGGATGACATCCACCAACTCATAATCTGCCCTTTTTGCACGGCGGTCACCTGATTCCGGCTCGAACTCGTATTCTTCGGGTGCGTCTTCGGCGATGATTTCCTTGAGCAGTTTAAACTCTTGCTTCATGCTGAAATGCATGCGACTTTGAACTGCGCCCATAACCTTTAGGGTTCGCTCAAGGATAGCCAAGGTTGTACCAACCGGAGCTTGCGAGCTCATGTCGGAGACGTTCATGTCTCCAGAAGATGCAAATGCTCTGCCCTCTTCTACGATGTTTTGGAAGAGAGCAAACAGAACCTGACTTGGTTCTTTGTATGGAAGCGGCAGGATGTTGTCTCTGATACTTCCGGAAGGGACGTCTACGTCTCTAAATTCACCCGGCTGAATCGGGGTGTCATCCCCTTTAATCCGAAGTCCTCTTGATTTAAGTCCTCCCGGGAGATTTGATAAAGTGCCCGCGTCAACAAGTTGGCGGATGAGCATCGTTGCTGATTTCGCGTAGCCTCCGATAAGGTGGATAAGACCGTAACCATAGAAGCCAAAACCGGGGATGTATTGGTAGTGGACAAAATGTTGTCGCTTTTGGTGGAGTTCGTCATCTTCGTGCCAGTTCCTACGAATTGAAAGGACCTCCATGCTACCCTTTTCTATGGTCACCACATAGGGCAGCGCAATGCCGGTCATCTCGCCTTGTTTGTTCTTGTGCTCATAGCCTAGGAGGTCTAGGTTGACATGGACTTCCAATAGACGGAAGCGGTCATCTTGAATCGCCGTGATGCCGTTTTCTTCTGCCTTTTGTTTTTCGATGTCATCTAAATCGTTGGTGGGTTCTCCCAGATCTACATCACGGTAAAAGCCAACCTCTTGGAGTTTGATGATGTCATTCTTTCCCTTGCGCATGACATGGGTGATTCGTTCTGCGCTATCGAGATCCGATGCTCCATAGGGAACGACTATGTCTTCGGCGGGGATAAAGATGGCAACTTGCCTGTCTTTGCTTGGATCGTAGTAAACCTTCTTGAATGCACTGCCCGTGATTGGAAGAGACCAAAGCAATCTCTCATGCTCGGGTCGATATTCCTGCATCACCTCTGTCAGTTGGTAGTTCATGTCCGTCTGAACTCGGTGGGCTGCCTCGTTGATTTCAGGAGTTTCTTTACCGATGATGGAAGCTTTAACTGGCCCGGCGGCAGGGAATGTCTCCATGATGCCTTCAGCTTGAAAGCGCACAACAGACTCAGTCAGCATGGGGTGGAACACACCACAGGCTCCTTGCCAAGGCTCAGTTCTCTCTTCGTACTTAAGACCTAAAAGCTTTAGACCTTCGACGTAGGTCTGTACCCAGTCCCGTCGGTCGCGTTGATCTTTATCAAAATCATCAATGATTTGCCCGGCAACAGTACTTAAATATCCCTCAGGCAGATACTCAGCTAAATTTGCGTCGAAGTCCTCGGCGGTATCTTGATGGGGCTCAAGATCAATCTCAAGACCGTCCATCTCAATATGGACGGCATCTGGATTCTCAATCTCAATAGCCATATCGGGTTGTAGTTCTGAAATGCCCTGTGGGGCTTGGTATAAACCTTTTTCCATATCGTTCCTTAGACGGTGTAATATCTTTCACTTCTTCTGCTGCGGAAGTAGACAGGGTCATCCTCCTCATCAGACTCTATGCGTATAAATCCACCCTGCCTGAATCTCAACAAGGCTTGGCTGGTTGAGTCAACAAGGTCGTCGTGGTCCCCATTAGGGAAAGATGCAAGCTCTTCCATGAGCTCATCTGCCCATCTTGTATCTGGAGCCCACACAATTCCTGACCTAAACATGTCAGAAATAGCGTTTACACGCGCTATCTTATCGTTTCCTTTGCTCGGTGTATATTCCTGCAAAGGGATTCCCATCTGCCTCATCTCATAGATAAGCGGCGCACCAGCCGCTTTCTTTTCGACGATTAAGGTGTCTGGATTCCATTCTTTCCACATCTCAAACGCCTTAGTCTTTAGCTCTGGGAACTCCATGCGCTTCTTAAACGCATCTAAGACGATGATGTTTGTCCTGTAATCCCCATGCTCGTTAGGATGTTTAAACACACCCCATGTAGTGCACGCGGAATAGTCGGCACGGTTGCCCTTTTCGAACGCTGTATCCCAAGACTGGATCAAATATTCGCATGACGGAGGTCTTTCATCCTCCCAAATCCTCCACTGATCGCGCTTGATGATCGCGCCTTCCTCAGATGTGGGGTTTTGTTGGTACTGAGCCTCCCATTTGGCTACAGGAAGTTCAGCTTTTAGGGCTTCTAGCGCCTCTTTCTTCCAGAATCCGGGCCAAAGAGGCGTGCCTGAGGGAAGAATCGCCGGAAAATCTATAACTTCCCAGCCATCTACGCCCTCTTTACTCGAGTTTTTAAGAATCTGCCCTGTTAAATCCCTTTTAGACCAGCGTGTCATCACAATAATGATGGCTCCACCGGGCTGTAAACGCTGACGAGGACCCGATGTGTACCATTCATACACGTTGTCATACACCGCAGGGTTGCCTTGTTTAGCTTCCTGCTCAGAATGCGGGTCGTCGATGATTAAAAGGTCAGCACCTTTACCTGTAACAGCGCCGCCAACACCTATCGCAAAATAGTCTCCTCCGACTTCAGTGTTCCAACGACCAGCTGCCTTTGAGTCTGAGGATAACTTTGTGTCAAATACTTTCCCATATGCTTCTGAACTTACCAAGTTACGGACTTTACGTCCAAAGCCCACAGCAAGTTCTGCCGTGTGGGCTGTCTGAATAATCTTCTTATGGGGAAACTTACCCAAGAACCACGCCGGCAACAGATACGAAGCAAATTCAGACTTCGTGTGACGTGGCGGCATGTTAATGATGAGCCTCTTTAACTCCCCTTTAGCAACGCGCTCAAACGCGTTGCCCATGATCTGGTGATGCTTACCGGAGATGAACACGGGCCACATCTGAGATGCAAAGTAGACAAAGGACTCCCTGCATCTCTCTACCCTGTCGTTCTCCAGTAAACGCACAATCTTCTTGCGTTCTGCCTCTGATACCGAATCAACGATATCCATGTAGTCTTGGATCTCTTCGGACGTTAGCATTAGAGATTGACCATAGCCCTAGCGGACTTATCCACAAGTCTTATCGAATGAAACTTGTACGGCTTAGTCTCAATCAAGCCCTCATCCTTTAGCTTGTGGATAACTCTGTGGATATTTGACTTTGACTTCAACCCAAGTCCCTTAGCAATAACCTCATACGAAGGCGGTATCCCATGCAAACGCATGTAAGCCTTTATGAAGTCTAGAACTAACTGTTGTTTTTCAGTCATACCTATAGTTTAAACGATTATACGAACGTTCGCAAGTACTTTATGTTTAAACATGTTTTTCAAAATATATATACCCCGGGTGTATACAAAAACGGTATACAAGGGGGGGTGTTACATGTAACAGATGTGGCGAGGGACATGAGAACGTTCTTAGGGGTAGGGGGCATGTAATTGAATGTGTGGAATAGAGCGTAAGCATGCTGGGGGGTCCCATGCGCAAAAGGGGGTGATGGGGGCACGGTGGGGTCGGCACATCGTCGTTTAAACATGCCACACCGCTCTATCGTTTAAACATCACTCATCACTTGGCAACTGCATCACTCACTAGAGATGGAACTAGTGCACTACTCTTACGCTGTACTAGTCTTAAGTGCCCCGCTAGTTCCCTCTTCAACTGCTCACTGCTTATCGTCACCTCAGCCTTGCCATCATCCTGTTTAAACAGACCAGTGGCTTTGCCTAGTAGTTCTAATGCTTTTAATTTCGAGCCCTCTTGTTTGGCTTGTTTACTATGCTCCAATAATTGTTTCAACACATACCGTTTCGTCCCCGCCACGTCATCCACTAGGTTTTCCGTGATCGTCTCCCACGCATCCTTCAACATCTCTTGCACCCTTGGGTGCTTGAACAGTTTGTTTGCGTTGGTGCTGATGACGTGGTCGCTACTGGTGTCAGCGGGATAGGCATCCTTGTATGACTGCCGTAGTGTTTTCCCCTGTATAACCCCTAGGACGAATGCATGCTGTTGTGCTGTTAGTGGTCTCATCCGTTCACTTGTGATCACTTGACCGTCTGCCCTTTGTCTAGGTGCATCTGCCATATGCGCCATCCGTTCCGCTACGCTCATTTCGGGCGTTCGTTCGTTATCAAATTGATCAGGTTCGCTTGCCTCTTCCAGTGCCTTCAAGTACTCATCCCGACTTGTTTTTTGCATACACTTGCCCCTAGGTTAGTAATGGTTAATTTAGGTTGTGATGCACTGTATGAATGTCCATCACTGTTCGCATGTACAGAGTCTATCAGGTTATCCACAGGCGTGTTGACAACTTAACTTATCCACAGGCTTATGCACATCAGTGTGGATAACTTTGTTAAACGAAATGCTTACACATTGTCAGGAAGCCCCTCAATTTTCCCAACCCATACCTACCCCGCCTGAATCACTTTACCCGCCTTCCTGAGCCTTTAAATCGGTCTACCCCTCGAAAGTATTACTGTATACATACAGCCTGTATATACCGACAGTTACTGTCTATCTTTACATGCTTGTACATACATACAGGACATCCCAACCGCTCCGTCTTTTTAATAACCCTACGCTTTACTCAGGTAAATATCCCCAGTGTTTGACAGACAATATCAAACGTCTATGATCAGCAACCATACCAACATCGGTATGCAACTTAAAGGAAACAAAATGGATTCATATACAGCAGTCGGTATCGCAGAAGGTTTCATCGGTGCGAAAACAGAAGAACAGGAAATACAGGCATGGCAGTACCTAGTTGATACTGGTCTTGCATGGCAGTTACAGGGATGGTTTGGACGCACGGCTAACCGTCTCATTGAACAGGGTTTGATCAACGCCTAAGTTAATACCGTGATGCCCATATCGTGGGCATTGCAGTAGTAATTTTGCTACGCAACTGGGACTAAAACCTATGACTCTTCCTACCATCTACGCCACACGTGAAGAGTGGCTGACACAGGCATCAAACGAACTACGCCCCGCCTTTGAAATTGCGGGTGCAAAACTCCCTGACCGCATCCGCCTGACGTGCGGTCTACCATCAAATGCGTTACGTTCCAACGCCATTGGCGAATGTTGGATCGATACCGTCAGTGCCGACAAACACTATGAGGTGTTCATTCACCCTAAATTGGCTGACCCGAAAGAAGTATTTGAGGTTGTTGTGCATGAGTTGATTCACACTGCCAAGGGCGGTTTCAATCACGGTGTCAATTTCCAACGCATCGCAAGTGCCATGCTGTTAGAGCCTATCGATCCCTTTCGCAAGGAAGCATGGGGGGCAACATGTGGCACTCCCGACTTTGATGTCGCTTATGGTGCGATCATCGATTCACTAGGCGCATACCCCCACGGTTCAATGACCATTGGACGCAAGAAGAAAAAACAAAGTACCCGCATGCTGTCCGCAAAATGCCCCTCTTGCGGTTATGCAATTCGGTTGTCCGCTAAGTGGGCGTCCTACGGTCTCCCCTCTTGCCCTGTCGATCAAGACATTTTCACCCTAGTTTGATTGGAGTAATACAAATGAATGCATCTACACGTAACACTATCCGCACTGAGATATCACGCATCCCCATGCCCATCCGCAATGGTGCACTGAAAGCACTGGGCATGCCTAGCACTACCCCAGTACAGGACATAGACAAACTGACCGACTGGGCGATCGACAACTTCACCGACTATGACTTGGCGATCAGCAAGATCAAACATGCAACGCCTTTCACAACGTCCACTGCCCCGCTTGACAACGCACTGTCCGCCACGGTGCAAGCCACGTCCGCTGTCGCATCACGTGCTGAGACCACTGCCCTCGATGCACTGCAGAAAGTCAACACCGTGCACCAAGACCTACTGAAAAAACTGGACGGTCTCAGTGACTCGATCGTGTCAACCGCCAAGTTCGCTAGTGGTATCGGCTCACGTCTCGACAAGGCAGAACATGAGATGGGCAAGGTTGCCATCGATGATGATGCTGTCAACCGTGCGGTCAACAAGGTTGTGGCTGATGCGTTCGCACCGTTTAAACAGGCAGTCGAATCTGTCGGGGCGCAAGAGGTTGTCGCTGACCTCGCATCGATCTACGTCACCGAAACCAAGTCGGCACTGGACGTGTTCGGTGTTGACGTGCGGGACGTGAAGGGAAACCCACTAATGGTTCGCATTTGGAATGACCCCACTGCCCCCGCTGTAAACCCCTACCACGTGTGGACTGAGAAGGTCTTGCGCCACTTCCTGTTGGCTGACCTCAACGGTGACAACGTGTGGTTGGGCGGTGAGAAGGCAACAGGCAAGTCAACTTCTGTCGAGCAATTCTGTGCTCGCACTGGACGTGCGTTTAAACGCATAAACTTCACCAAGCAAACCCAACTGGAAGACTTCATCGGCACAACAGGCTATGACCCTGTCAAAGGTACATACTTTGAATCCAAGGATTTCCTGACAGGCTTTGCGCACCCCTCCACGTGCATCCTGTTGGATGAGCCTAGCAACCTCGATCCCGCCATCCTCGCCATCCTCAATGGATTTTTAGAGCCCAACAGTGCGGTGTCATACGGTAATGCTGTACGCAGACGTGCTAACGGTGTACTGGTGTTCTGTGCTGACAACACGCTAGGAAACGGTGACGATTCGGGACGCTATGCGGGTACAAAGGCAATGAATTCAGCCCTGATTGATCGCTTTTCACAAGTGGTTCGCATGGACTACCTACCGATAAAAGACGAAATCGATGCTGTCATGCGCCACACAGGGTGCACCAAGGAACTAGCAACCCACGTCTTGAAGGCAGTGCGTGTGGCACGTGCCAAGGTACAAACTGCCGACATTGTGGAAGCACCGTCCATCCGCTCAGTGGTCGCATTCATTAAGTCATTGAAGGTGCTCCCAGTGCGTGATGCATGGGAAGTGGCAGTGGCTAACCGTCAGCCTAGCGAATCAGCAACCGCACTCGATGCGATCTTTACAGCAACCATCGATCAGACTTTGATCAGCAACAACATCTAAGGGGTAAACATGAAACAACGTTTAAACGGCTATGAATTCCGACTCGCCATCGAGTCAGCATGCCACAAGATCTGCAGTGAACTAGCACTGTCTCCAGTGTCGGTCTCATGGGGTGACATCAGCACCGCACGTATCAATCAACGTGGTGACATCGAGTTGGCTAACGTGGCTGATGACGCTGTCATTGATCGCAAGACTTTCGACAAGTACGTGGGCTTTATCTTGCATGAGTTACTGCATCGCAAGTTCACCGATTTCGGTGCACGTGGTGACAACCAGTACATTGATCAACTGCACAACGCAATTGAAGACGCATGGATCGAGAACAGTTGCATCGCACTGGGCTTGGTTGGTAACGCACAGGGTCTCTTGTCTAGCGTGATCGACAACATGTGCGCTGACGCACTCGCCAACTGGGACGATCAGTGGCATCACCCCGCACGCTACCCCTTCCTGTTGGCTGTCTATGCACGTAAACACGCAACGATCAAACTGCCCTTGGCTGACGGTCTACAACCGATCTTTGACGTGGCATGTGCACGTCTCGCTAACGCACAAAGTTCTTATGACACACTTGCTATCGCTCAGTGGGTGTTCGAGGAATTGCAACACGTTGACAACCAAAAACCACAGGGTCAAGACCAAGACCAAGACCAAGGCGATCAACAAGGCGAGGGCGAGGGTCAAGGCAATGGGTCTGAGACCGACGAGAAGGGGTCTACAAGCCACGATCAGGGCGAGGGTGAGGGTGAGGGTGCTACCCCACGTCCTGACGCAACAGGCAAGGCACGTTCACCAGTGAAGAAAAACGGTGACGTGTTCAAAGCGCGTGAAGTCGAGCCCACATGCAAAGCCCCCGATGGTGCGGGTGCGGGCGGTACGTACTCAAAAACGTACGGAATTACAAAACGTGGGCACAAATCAAGTCAGGCTAAGTTCCAAGTCGATATCAACGTGGGTGCTAAGTTGCGCTATGAAGTACGCAAAATGTTTGAGAACACAGGCACTGATGACTTCCAAAACAACCGCAAGTCAGGCTCGATCAACTCACGTGCACTGCACAAAATTTCAGTCGGCAGTGATCGCCTGTTTAAACGTAGGCTTGAGGTTGAGGGTATCGACTCAGCAGTGGTGATCGTGCTCGATGTCTCCCAGTCTATGTTCTCGAATGATCCCGCTACATCACCCATCCAGTGCGCTATCAACGCATGCGCATCACTGCTCGATGCACTCAACAAAGCGGGTGTCGAGACAGCACTGCTTACTTTCGGTGATGAGGTTGGTATTGCTAAGGGTTTCAAAGACAACGCCAAGAAGACTTTCGATATCTTGCGTCACACTGGTTCGGGCGGATGCACCAACGATTACTTTGCAGTGCGCTATGCACACGAGTTGTTGCACGGTCACACTGCACAACGCAAAGTCTGCTTTGTGCTCACTGACGGTGAAGGCATGGTGACTGAGACCAAGGCACAAGTCGAGTCAGGCGAGCGCTTAGGTATCACAACGATAGGCTTGGGGATTCAGCAGAACGTGTCCAACGTATACAAGCACAACGTAACCGTGCGTGATGTTCAAAGCATCGGCACTGTCGCATTCAACAAAATCAAATTAGTAGCATAAGGGGAATCACATGTACTGGAATTACAGAATTGTCAACTGTCCATCGCAGAACGGTGGCGAGGATTGGCTAATGATTAAAGAGGTTTACTACGACATGGAAGGCACTGGGGATCACGCTCCCCACGCCTATTGCGATACGTGCCTAGGCAGTGAAGACATCGGGGGTGTACAGGAATTGATCAGTCGCTATGCCACTGCATCCGCTTTGCCTGTGCTCCATGAGAATGACTTTAAGGGGGACGAGTGATGTACAAGTTAAAAGAATACAGGGCACGTCCGCACGATCTGATGGGCGTATGGGAGGTCTACCAGTACAACCCCGATGAGGACGATTGGGAATTGGTCGAGGAATACAAGTTCATCGATGAGGAAGATTGTGGAAACCAGTATTTGCAAGCAGTGTTTGGCATACGTAAGTTGGAGCGCAACCATGTTTAAACACATAGCAGGTGGTCACTGGTTTGTCCCAACGACTGTCGGGTCAAAGGGCAACACGGTGTGGACGCAAGACCCAACAGGCGGATCAATGATAGTAGCCGACTGCAGTAGTCGTGCTACGCCCATCGCCACGCAACGTGAGCATGCCAAATTGATTTCGTTTGCGCCTGACATGTTGTTGGTGCTTGAAGACATTTATAAACGTGGTTATGACGATCACGCACAGGACAGCGTCAAGTATTTAATTGAAAGGATGAACCGTGATTAAAGTTTATTTATTTGTATATACATGCGCCATTTGTGCGTTCGTTTTAGACATGTATTTTTGGCGGGTGTATGGAGGGTGAACAGGAGATGGCGAGACTCTTCAACGAGTTAATCGCCACGATACAGAAGACCGATCTTGATCAACAACAAGTCGGTGCGGTGCTTGTCAAGTTGACTGTTCTGCATGGAATCAGTCGTGCAAAACATGACGAGTTCTTTCAACAGTTGGAATATGCATGGAATTACGAGACGTTTTTTCTGCCCGATTCCGATGAGATTCATTAACGTTTAAACAGGAGTAGATATGAAAGCAATAGTGATGAACACTGATCGCTTGGATGATGACTCAGTGGTGGTTAACTTTGATATGCATGATGACGGTGGAGATGTCATCAAGCAGAACGGCTATGTATATGTCCAACAAAAAGAAGACATGTTTATTGTCATTGTCTATAACGCTGAGGGTGACGTTATGAACGAAACCCACTTGCCATTTGATTTTAAGGAGTGCTAAAAATGAAAGTAAAAGCAAAAGGTATACGAGTGCACGTTGTGTTTGAGTATGACGATGTACCCGATCCTGATTGTCCGCAAGCGGACTACATCACCGAATTAATTACAGAAGCGACTGACCAGTTGTCCGATGAATTTAATGCGAGTCGTTGCTACGTTAGCGACACAACAGAATGTCTATGGGCGGAGGAGTGACTATGTATCGATTAAATAAAACCAATGACGGGTTTATGGTAGTTGACCAATCAACAGGTGACTTTGTCCATGATGAAGATGGCAACAACCTATTTGACTTGGAGAGTGAGGCTGACAAATTAATGTTGATCGCACGTATGCGTGATGCGATCGACGTCATGTTTGTTGCAGTGGAAGAGGGTGATGCTGAATCAATATCGCATTTGGCATTGCAATACAAAAAACGTTTTGGAACTAAAAAGGAGTTGACATGAAAACATCTGAACTATTTGCATTGAATGAGTGGTTGTCGAGTTTCCCTGACAACCGAACCTACGCACAGATCATCGACATGCTCGATGCTGATGATTGGAGTCATGAAGACCTGAGTGTTTGGGAGACAGTCGAAGACTGCCCCTTGAGTCAAATCGCTGAGTTCATAGAGAACACACGTGTTCACTTTGAACGTGTTACCAATTTCTCCGTGGTAAACGCATTGCGTGACATGATCGCTTTAGCATCTGAGAATCGCCCCGACGACGAGTATGCTGGTGAGTTTGATATGCGTTTAAACAGTGCTATCAAAACCCTGAAGGCTTGGGAGTGACTATGTTGTACGTATGCAGTGGATACTGGAAAGACACTGGTCAACGGTTCGAGAACTACATTGCCTGTGATGGGGAGTGGGATGGTATCGAAGACACGAGAGACCTCAACATTTTTTTCTACACCGATGGCTTGCCTGTGATGGGTGACCACGGTGATTTTGTTATTGATAGGGTAGATGTAAACCTTAAACCGTTTGAAGTTACCCTTGAGTACCACGCACGCAGAACGTTTACCGTCATCGCTGAAAACAAAAAGAGTGCAGAGAACCAAGCGAAAGAGATGGCAAATATAGATGACTTTTTAAATGGTTATCTTTCCTGCGATACCGAAAATGATGTAGAGGAAATCGATGCGCCCAATTAAAGCACTACTCACTACCGATCCTATGTTTCTACAGACAGTTAACCAGTACCCGAACCTTGTTGATCTTAAACTTGGTTCGGATCAGGTCAGCGTCAACGAGAAATACATTATCTACAGCAACACGTGGGATGTTTACAAGATGACCAAGGGCAGACTGCCCCGACTTTGTGGTCGCTTTAATTCATTGCATCGTGCTGTGTTCCGCGCCAGATTATGCGTTTAAACACATCGGCAGCCGCCCGCTGGTTTCTGGCGGCTTAATAGCGTTTAAACATACAGCAGGTAGAAGGGGCGACATCAAGTCGCCCTTTTCTTTTTAGAATTGGTCGAGGTTCTCTGAGTACGTGCCCGAAGTCTTGTTGTATAGAAGGGTCGTTTCTCCCTGAGTACCCACCCACCGATACCTACATTTCCATACAGCAATTTCAACGCACTGATCCTGACGGTGCACGGTGATACCGCAGTCGGTCTTAGCCCACCACGCCATCGATCCGCTGATTGACATGCCATCGGGTCTTGGTTGCTCCACCCCCGATCGATTAATCTTAGATGGGTGAGCCACGAACCAACAGTGAATGTCGTGCGCCTTCACAAACTTCTGAACCTTGGTCAGCATGTTTGAGATGGCTTCTGTCTCTGTTTGATTCTCTTTGTGCAGTTCAATGTAGTTGTAGGGGTCTATGACCATGCCCCGAATGCCCATACGTTTAACTGCTACACGTGCACGGTCGAGGATGGACTCCAATGTACTGGGTTCTTCACCGTTGGTATCGATGAACAGGAAGTGATCCTGTACCCATTTAAACGCATCCTGTTTCTCTTGCTCGCTCATGCGATCTTTGCCATCAAAGAATCTCTTGCGGGTGTAAATCTCCATGAGGCGAGAGATATGGATCTCAGGCTGATTCTCGAACGAACAGATAGCAAACTTCCAATCTGCCCCCTTACCCAAGTTGACCATCAACTGATCCACGAAGTTGGATTTGCCCGATGAGGGATAACCTGTTACTACAGTTAACTGGCTAGTCGCTACCGTGTAAACGCTGTCCACGGATGCAAAGCCCGTGCTTTCTCCTTTGCCCGTTCCTTTGTCGTATAGGTCGTTTAAACGGTCAAAGAATGTGCTCGCTTCCGAGAGCCCCGCAATCGGGTAGGGCGTGGCGTTGTCAATGATGTCGATGACTGCCTTATGCCGTGCTGGGTCATCGATGAGGACTTCATTTAAATCCTTCCTGTCGAACTTGGCAATTCTGCATTTGTCTTTGCCAATGCGTCGGGCTAACTCCTCTGCCAGTGCCTGACCCGCAGTGTCCTGATCTGTGGCTAGAACAATGTAGGGTGCGGCTTCTATTACATCCCTAGCATTCCAAACATAGGCAAACTTCTTGTCTTCACTGGGCAGTACCTTACCGTCAGCAACCTTGATGGGTGCACCGCTTGGGACTGAGACAACATTATCTAATCCACATTCCATAACGGTGAGCGCATCTATCTCCCCCTCAACAATGATGAGAGGCTTACCCTTTTCTACGAGGTCGATGCCAAAGAAGTCGTGCGCACCACCCATGTCTTGGGTAAAGTCTTTCTCTGGGAATGATCTGTACTTGGCTGATACGAATGCCCCGTTCCTGTAGTACGGGAATCCAATCGCCTCCGTCACTTTATTTAAACGCTTAAAGAATTTATCGGCAGCGAACAAACGCATCTTGTCTGCCGTTGCCTTTGATATGCCACGTTTAAACAGCCACGCGTAATGCTGCTCTTCAAGTTTGTTCTGGGTTATCTCTACGTTGGGAACTGCTGACAATTTATTCTCCCTAGGTTCTTGGTTTGGTTGTATAGAACCACTGGCAAGGCAGTGATGGCAATGGTAGACCACCGCCCCGTCAGGTTTACGGGTCAGGGTCATATCTTTTTCGTTGGTTTTTCTGCGCTCTGATGAGCACTCGGGGCAGACTATCCGCTTGGATTCTTGAAAGTTTAAGTCTATGCCGTGTAGGGTCATTTCATGCTTCCGTCAGGGTTACGTTTAAAGGATCGGTTCTTTGAGGCTGGCTCCGCTCGGACTCCATCCTTGTTAGTTCCGCCCTTTGATAACGCCTTGACGTGGGCTACATCTTTACCGGCAACCTTAACGCCCTTCTTCGCTAAGTCTGCCCTTGCTTTATTACGCTGTGCCCGATTTTTAATTTGCTCAGGCTTGCCTTGGTAGTTGTCGTATTCTTTTCTATAGTCACGCATGTACTGCCTCACTGAATCGTTCGATTGGTGCTAAATGCTTTTCGTCCAAACAAAACCTGTCGCCATACCCAAAGTTCTGCTTCTCATACTTAGCCATGAATTTCTTGCGACTCACAAACCCGTGGATGGTTATGAGTGCGGGTGACTTGACCGAGCAAAGTATTGCCCAGTCTGTACTGAATTCTTCTAGGGTTGTAAAGATGAGATACCTGACTTGGTCAGGCTTGAGATATGCATGTGTACTGGTCTTGACTTGGATTGTCTGATCATCATAGATCATGTCGATGAATCCGTCACCAGCAAAAGTTAGATCGGTTCTAACGTTTATACCTAGGACTTTGCCAACCGCCACCTCACCGAGCATGCCGGTGTAATGTATTGCAAAGTCACCCTGACCACAGATGCGATTATTGTTTAGTACTTTATTATGATTCTGCATCATCTTGACTCCTTCGATGAGCCCCGAATGATGCGCCGCCAGTATTAACTCTGGCGCTGTCAACTCTACATCCATCACCACTCCTTGTTAACGCCCCCTTGTGGGGGCTTATTGATAATTTTCACCCAAAGACCCCCCTACCCCACGGCGTGGAGTAGGAAGGAGTAGGTGTTTCACCGCCCGAATGGGCATCTGCATGTTAACTTTCGTTAAACCCCTAGGCTTGCAGATTCGACCAGCCCCACGGATTGTTCGGGAACTGCCCCCTAGTCTTAGACGTACCGTGTACCCTTTTCTTCCGCGCCCTCGGGATGAAGTCTTACTAACGTGCGGAGTACGATTGTGTAGGGACAATAAAAAAGCCCCTTACAACTGCCCTCGGTAGAAACCCTAGAGAATGAACCAAGGGCGAGAGCATGTGTAAGAGGCTTAGACATTGTTGCTTTCTACGACAACGGTTTGGATTATACGCACAGTATTTATATCTGTGTCAAGTGGTATAAAAAATATTTTTCGGTACGCTAGTACCAGCGTACTATTTCCCTTTACCTGCTATGCGTTTAAACATGCACAAGCTCACCCGGTGAGCCTGCTGCTGGTAAATGTATGCGTTTAAACGTCAATAAATTCATGCCCGCCGAGGTTGACGTAGATCGGGGTGTCGATTCCCATGTAGGCTCCCTCGATGTTGTAGTCGATGTATTCCTCTGCTTCTTCGTAGGTCATGCCACCTTCCACCAGTATGGATGCCATCTTGGCTAGGTCATAGACAAGGATGTCCACCCTTTGGTTCTCTCTCCATGTACATGCTGTACCAATAATCGCATCATCGAATCCATCTGCTTTTAACATTTGCAACTTTCTATATTTTGGTTTAACATGTGACCGCTGACGCTTTGAGGAGCGCAGTTGTCACTCCTTCTTTCCCCGCCTTGTGCGGGGATTTTTTTCGTCTATCTTCTCTATGATTATCTCTGCCCTTGGATTGTCAGAGTCAAGCCCCCAATAGACATGCTTCTCTTTTACTTGCCTGTCGTTCTTGTAGATTAACCCTTGAAGTAGGTCAAGTATTAGACTCTCGTCCAAGTCGGGTCGTCGTGTCGCATAAAAGATACGGGCAGTAAAACTTAGATCACCCGTCATTAATACATCCAACGGTGTAACCTGTGTGCGGAAGTAATCACTATAGTTCAAAGCTTTCTCTGACTTGATCAGTCGAGACATATTCCCAAACTTTACAACCCGCCTTGAATTTGCCTTGCTTGCAGGCTCTCCAAGTATGTACAATGCAATTGATTGCAGTTCATCGACAATAGTGCTATCATTCATTTCACACAACCTTAGGAGGACAGATGGTTATAACGAATCAGTTTGGGGTTCCAGAACCTTTAGTGACCCTAGCTAGTCGGCAATTCTACACGAAAGGCAAGGCTCAGTACAGCGTCACCGAGATTATGGCTCCCCCAAAGATAAAGAGACTGAGGGAGAAGTACGACGGTCAGATAAAGCAAGATGTTTCTGACATGCTATGGAACCTACTGGGTTCTGCATTGCACGTGGTTATGGAGCGGGGCGATACAGATGGCTGGGTCATGGAAGAGCGGATCTTCTGTGAGGTGGACGGTGTAACTATTAGCGGGGCGATTGACCTACAGCAAGAGACACCCGATGGCATTGTGCTGATTGACTACAAGTTCACATCAGCATGGGCAGTGATGCAAAGAAAAGAAGAATGGCATCAGCAACTCAACATGTACAAATGGTTGGTGGAGACGGTAAAGAGAAAGAAGGTGATTGGTCTAAAGATCTGTGCCTTGGTGCGGGACTTTAGCCGACACGAAACTAAAGAGGGCTATCCGAAAGCCCCGATTGAGATTGTCGATATCCCCATGTGGGACATCGTCAAGACCGAGGCGTATGTGCGGGAGCGTTTAAACCTACACAGAGATGCCAAGGTGGCTGCGGACTTTGGGGATGAACTACCCCCTTGTTCAGATGAAGACAGGTGGCAATCAGAAACTACCTACGCTGTAAAGCGCGACGGACGCAAGACTGCGATCCGAGTATTCAAATCAATTGACGAAGCGACTGCGTTAGCAGAGAAGGAGAAAGGCTATGTCGAAACAAGGCTTGGGGAACCAAGACGTTGCACCGGTAACTACTGCGGGGTCGCAGACTGGTGTGAGCAATATCAAGGAGAGTTGGCATGAATCTTAATGAAGTTAAACAAGAAATCATGGAGATAGTTGCAAATAGAAGTGACGAGGACTGCCTTGATTTGGCAGAAAGAATTAAGGATTTTATTTTTTTTGATTTGCAAGATGGCGTGATGCTAGACAAATGGAGCGGAGAGCAAGCGCTCAATTTTGTTGAGCAGAACATAGTCCCAAATCTTGATGCTTTAATAAAAATTTTAGAAGGAGAAAGAGATGAGCGAAACAAAAACTCCGCTTGATTTACTGAAGATCAATGTCAACGAACATACCGAGAAGAAGAATGGGCTTACCTATCTATCTTGGGCATGGGCATGGGCAGAGGTCTTGAAGGCAGATCCAAAGGCTAACTTCAAGGTGGAGATGTTTGATGGCGCTCCGCTGATGCCAGTGGGTGGGTCGTACATGGTATGGGTAACCGTCACCATGTTTGATAAACCTATTACTTGCATGTTGCCTGTATTGGATTACCGCAACAAACCTATCCCAACACCAAATGCATTTGATGTAAACACATCCATCATGCGTTGCTTGGTTAAAGCGATAGCGATGCATGGACTCGGTCTGTACATCTATGCGGGTGAAGACACCCCCGAAGAAGAAAAGAAAGTGGTTGAGGTTCAAGTGCAAGAAATAGTTGCAGAACTTGAGACGAACCCAGCAAACATGAGATTGTTTGCAGACGCAATGATTGAATATGTTTCTATCTGTGATACAGAAGAGGCATTGAAATCATATTGGAAAGCCAACCACACACAACTTGATGTGTTGAAGGCATTTGATAAAGAACTCTACACGAGCGTGCTTGCACGTTTCACAGAGGCAAAAGCTAACTTAAAGAAGGACTAAATCATGGAACAACAGTTTAAACCTAGGGCAGATTCTGGCAACTTGTTTTCATCACAAAGCAAGCGCAGTGAGAAATCACCAGATTATTTTGGTGAGGTTGTCATCAATCCAAAAGACATGACCAATGTTAGAACAGAAGATGGCTTACACATCTTCAAGATCAACGGATGGAAGAGAACTGCCAAGAGCGGTAAGACCTATCTATCCCTTGCGGTTGACCGCTTTGTTCCTGAGAACAAGGGCGTAGCACCACAAACACACACAATCCCTGACGAAGATATCCCATTTTAAGGAGTTACTATGAACCGCAGAGGACACAAAAGAGAAAAGATTATTGAGTTGCTTGTCAGTAAACCTGACATGACAATCAAGGAAATCTCTGAGTTATGTGGCGTTACCAAGAACTACGCTAACGTGATTATCCAAGGATACAAAGCCGCAAAATCAAATGAGTCTCCGTTTGAGCAATCACTGCCTTTCGAGGAAACATTTGATGGGCACATGTACCAAAAGATTAGCAAGCTTAACGAAGAGATTGAGGAACTGAAAAAAGACAATCTTGCCTACCAAGCAGTGATTGGATATCTTGAGTACAAGTTGGAGCAAACACTTGCCGATGCAGTTTGAAGCTAGGAAGGTAGCTTTAAAGCAAGATAAGACGGGGTACATCCTTACCCTGTCTTTGCACCCCGACGAAATCCCAGAGGAGTTAATGAGGGATTTTGTTGGGGCTCGATATGGCTGTGCGCTTGTCCGCATTCAAGATGACGAGACACCAAGAACATATACCAACAGGGTTCAGAAGGCGGGAATACTTTGCCGTGATGAATCCTTCCAACGATTTGCCGGAGTCAGTTCAGAAGAAGATGCGGCATCGGCTATCTGTTTGAGATGCAGTATTGCATCAAGGGCAGAGTTAAATGGCAATCGTGAAGCACAGGATGAATTTGATTCCATGCTGCATGAATACGAAGAATGGAGTTTAAACAATGACAGCTTTTAAAGTGAAGCCGTTCATGACCTATCTGGAAGAGCAGGACATAGACCGACTAAAGAAGTTTGCAAAGAAGAAAAAGATAACGATGTCTCATGTGATACGAGAGGCTCTGCATGCAAGGATGGCTGAAGGCAATCCCTACAACGCAGGTTTCAACGACGGTGTTGATGAATGCATTAAGTTAATCAAAGACAACAAGGCTTCACAGATGAGGTTCCCATCGGGCAGTTCATTTGCTGAGTTGATTGAGATTGATTTGATGAAGGCAAAGATACTGGAAGTTGCATGAAAGTTTTAAGCGGAGACAGGAACCAATGCCAAACCTGTAAGGAGTACTTCAACAGTTCAGGGGCGTTTGATAAACACCGCGTTGGAGAGCACGGTTTAAACAGACGCTGCAGAACCCGGGAGGAAATGCAGGCTAAGGGAATGAGTTTAAACAAAGATGGTTTTTGGATTAAAGAACCTATGAAAAAATTTTTCTTTGACAAAACATGAAAACAATAATACATAACGACATCAGATGTGGAGGTGTTATGAAATTGACAGCGGCATGCATGATATGCAACAGGATGGTTCCAGCGGGGGAGTTCTGCCCTCACTGCGTTACGCAAGTGGATTTAAACGAGGCAGAGAAGCAGAGCTCGGTTAAGCGGGAGATCATTGGCTCCCTTAACCGTAAGCGCAGACCTGTATGGACTGACCCTAGGGAGTGGAAGGGACTGACAGACAAAGAGATATACAACATTGACTTTGAGAAGCACTCGTTCTACGAAGCCGCCAAGATCATTGAAGAAATACTTAGGATGAGGAACACATGACACAAGATGAAATCATTGAGATGGCTAGACAGGCTGGCTTTTCTATTGCCAACGGCATTGTGACTGGTGGCGTTACTGACATTAAACGCTTTGCAGAACTGGTAGCAGAAAAAGAGCGTGAGTCTTGCGCTGAAAGAGCTTGGGTTGCTTTGGTAAAACATGGTCAACCTTGGAATGTTAGACAAGATGTAACAAATGCAATCAGAGCAAGGGGACAAGCATGACACAAGATGAAATCATTGAATTGGCTTATAAGGCTTATGAAAATTGCGACCATATACCTAATTTGAAAATCCCAAAAGAATTTATTGAATCCTTTGCCAAACTAGTGGTAGAACGTGAGCGTGAGGCGTGTGCAAAGGTGTGTGAAGAATACGACAACGGCAGACACGCTAATGCCGCTGACTTGTGTGCCGAAGCCATCCGAGCAAGGGGACAAGCATGACAAAGTTATGGGTTGACCCGCCTGAGGGTTGGAAGTTTGGTTTCCCCGCTATCTATGATTCTGAAACAGACGGGCAGATAAGTGATTGGGCTGTCAGAAAAGGCTATCCACTTCTGACAATTAAAGAGTATGGAGAGCAATGGCATGTCCGTTGTTGGTCTGCGGAAGAACCCGAAGAATGTCCCGATCAGGTCATAAATACACAAGAACAGGCTAAAGCGGTAGAAAATGCCCCGATCGGGGCAACTAGAGAACAACTAATCGCAGAGGTTGCCGTACTGACTGAGTTGGTGCGTGTCTTGTCCGACAGAGTTGCTGAGATGGAGAAGCAAGAGCCTGTGGCGTGGATGTATATTTGTGATGGCGATGAAGCACACCCAGTTCTAGTACACACGCAAAAAGATTGGACAAGAGCCTCTTGGTGGCATGAAGTTCCTCTCTACGCCACACCACAACAACGCACATGGGTTGGGCTGACAAAAGAAGATATTGACTACCTTGGAATTCATACCACGGACACGCATCCCGAAGATTTTATTAGGTATGTAGAAGCCAAACTCAAGGAGAAGAACAATGCTTGAAACTATTGCATGGGTAGTTATGTTGATGTGCATGGGCGGGGCAATCGTGGTGATTGTCGGTGTTGCTGTATTCATGATGTCGGAGGACAAATGAAATGCCCTATATGCGATGCATGGTCTACCGTAAAGGAGACTCGGAAAACAAAGAAGCTAGGCTACATCAGAAGAAGAGAATGTGCAAATGAACACAGGTTTACCACGCAGGAAGTTGTGGTGGTGGATGATCAACTTAGAAGTTTAAACAAGGAATTTTATGCAGGACGAAAACGACAACAAGACGCTGCCGCTGCTTGACTCGGCGTGTAAACTGGCTTTCTGTAACTTCATAGGGCAGAGAACCTTTGAAGGCGACAACGGCTGGTCATACGAGGTGTGGCGTACCGCTTGGAATATGGCTTTGCTATCTGCCATCCGTACATTTGAGACGGACGACGACGAAAGCTTTTACGGAGAAGAGGTGGCTAACACCATACGGCACTATGTACAGGAACAATAAACTGCTTGAGGTAGTCAGGCAAGCACCCTGTCAGCGATGCGGTATAGAGGACGGCACTGTAGTTGCCGCGCATTCCAATCAATTAAAAGACGGTAAAGGCAGAGGCATAAAAGCACCTGACTACAGGATAGCTGCCCTTTGCTTTCGCTGTCATCACGAGATTGACCAAGGAAATAAGCTCACCAAGATTGAGCGTTTAAACGCATGGGATGAGGCTCACCGGGAAACGATAGGCTGGCTGTTTGAGAACAACCACCTATCAGTCCATTGACTTCCTAAAGAGTTTAATGTTGGCGGTTATGTTGTTTTGCGCCTGATTTAAACTGGTAAGAAGATCTCGCTTGGTGTCTGCGTCCATGTTTGATGAACGTATTGCGGTGGCGGCTTCGTTTAGCTCTTTCATGTCTTTATCCATAGACTTAACTAAGTCAGCGCTCGCTAACATCTTGATGGTTTCTTGGCTGTACTGAGACAAATTCTCAAAGTTCATGGTGCGCTCAAGGAAGTTAGATGTCCTGACCGCCTCATCTACAGAGTTCTTGAGGTCGTAGTACGCCGTCACATTGCCACGTGCTTCTGGGTCAAGTAAGAACCTACGGATGACTGGCATCTGCTCAAAGCGTTTAGACGCTCTAGGCACGTCGCTATTAGATGCTGTGATTGCATCGATAGCATCTACCGCATACATACCAAACGTTCCCGTATACCCGCCGATGATGTGATCAATCATCATTGGAGATTCGCCCGTCACACTACCCAACCACTTAGCCAAGCGAGATGTGTTGGGTCCTACTTGGAATTCCTTAGCCACGCCCTCTAGACCTTGACCGACAATGGCTCGGTTGGTAAAGAAGGAGTAGTTTGTCTTTGCCTCAACGATAGGCAGAACAACCTGAGGGATTGGGTTAAACGCAAATGTACTCATGAAGTTACGCTTCATGGCATCAGCAAAGTCTTTACCAGTGTCAGTGCCAAATGAGTAAGCGGCAATGCGCTCAGGGATAACCTTGAAGATAACACCCACCTCAAATGGGATAGGTATCTTGATGCCTAGGCTAGGAATCAACCAGTTGTTATCGCGTGTTTCTTGTTCCTGTTTCTTGTAGTCATCATCGTCATGGGTGAGACCCCAGTAAATCATGGACAAAGCCATGATAGTTGCTCCTCTAATGAAGAACGACTTCTGGATTGCTTTTGCATCTTGCGTAGCCATCTTGCCAAAGGCGGCACGATATAAAACATCTAGACCTTGGATGCGTGCATTTAAGAACGGAACGGCGGCGGTCATTATCCTGATCACAGCAGAACTGCCCTTGCGGTTAAAGTTCATCACCTCGAGCGCACGGAACAGGGCTTCAGCCTCGTTGCCTGTTTCGGCTAGAACATTCTTGTAAACTTCCATGCGGGTAGCGGCATCTGATGCTGTAGTGCCTTTTTCTAATGCTTCCCATACAGATGTAAACGGCTTGGTAATCTTGCCAAATGATGTGCTTGGACCGTACTTGGCTAACTCTTTCTTGAGCTGTTTACCGCTTGCTTCCACGTTCTGGGAGAACTCATATCCTCCCAAGATACCAGCGTTTAAAAGCGCTTGATACTCAGGGGCAGTACCACGCAGTGCACCGGTAAAGTTCTTGACTGCGGATGCGATAGGAGTCATCTTGACACCGCTCGTTACCCATGCAGACATAGAGTCACGCACCATGTTGGCTAACATGAAGCCGGGGTCTTTGGTAACTAGGTTACGCAAAAGGTTAGCCGGGCCAGCAAAGAAGCCGAGGAACGGCAATTCAGGCAAGTTTAAACTCTGCATTGAGTTATACAGAGCTGGGTCAGCAACGATGTATGCCTTCTTCTGACCGTTCTCTAATACATGCACAACAGAGGGATTTGTATCAGATGGGAACGTTGGCACTGCCTCGCCAATATCCTCAAAAACTTTAACTGCACGCTGGGCTGCCGTGTTTTTCATACCAGCTTGGATGCCAGATTGAACGTTACGGACAATGGTTTCCATCAAATCAGCGATAGCAGTGGGTGAACCTTCCAACTTTTTGCCAATTTTCACGGCAGAAATGCTTTGGAATACCTTGGGGCCAAGGGTCTGCTCGTCTTCCAACTGGCGGTAGAACGGAATGTAGTCAGAGTATTTACGGTACTCGTCAGCCATAGACTTACTCAATACTCCGGTGTCCACTTGGTATTGGACTAGGGCGTCGTTGAACTTGTTCCACTCGTCAAATATCTGTTTAAACTCAGGATATTGATTGACTAACTGATCCGCGTAAGCCAAGTCGGCTGGTGTGTAGTTCTGCTCTCTATTGTCTTTAAAGAACCTACGGGCACGTTTAGCACCAGCATAGAACTGCCACATCTGATAAATGCGTGGGTCGCCATACTTAGCCAACGGGGCAAAGATAGCGACTGGTCCTTTGATGCTTCCATCAATAGTGGTAATTCCATTACGGAACACAGGCGCACCGCCATGACGATCATGTACACCCAGTGCGGAGGCTGTTACACCGGCGGCTAGGTCAGACATAAGGGCTGCGGCTTCTGCGCTTTGGTCGGCTAGAAGGGCTGCCCCGCCCATCTTCTCAGCACGTTTCTTGTCAGCAACGCTCATAGCGTTGTAACGGTTCATAGCTTTAGAACGGAAATCAGACCATGATTTAGGCGAGATGGCATCCATCATCCGTTCGGCAAAACCTTTCTGCTCCCTTACATAGGTGGCTCTGTCGATAGCGGCATTTATTTGAGGAGACACAGAGTTTCTCAGGCTTAGACGGATGTCACCTTCTGCCTGTGCTTGACGGGCTTGCTCAGGTGTCATGCCGAGGCGTGCGGCTTGTTCTGTGCTTATCTCACCTAATCCGTACGTACCAATGTTGCCTGTAACGGACTTAATGGCGGTCGGGTTATAAACGGCATAGTTTTTAGAGCCAGCTTCAAGAACAGAGAACCCATCAAAGCCTAGAGCGCGGATAGCTTCTTGTACTGGCTCACTCTCAATGCGGGTCCAGAGACCACGTGAGATTTGTCCTTTAACCGAGTTCAACCAGTTATCAGCATTCTTCATGCGGCCCATTACTGATGAGTTATTCATCATCCATTCATAGACCCTGTTTACATCATCCTTGTTGGCATAGTCAAACACGTTCTTAGCGTTGACATACACGGGCATGATGTTGCCTTTGGTCGGCAGCAGATTGTTTAAACTCTCAATGATCTCACCCTCTATCTGGTAGGGCAGACCAACGATTCTTTTCTTCTCTGGGTCTACAGCGGGGACACGTTTCTTTAGTTCGCTGGTAATCTCTTTAAGTTCTTTGGCGTTGATTGTTCCGTCTCGTTCAGCCTGTTCAGCCACGGTAGTGATCAGGTCAACCTTCTCTTCACGGGTCAAAGCCTTATAGGCTTCCACACGCATATAGTCAACACCCATGTCGGCATAGGTATGGGCAACCTCGGGCTTGGTCGTTACAAAGATCGCACCAGCTTGCTTGCCTTTGAACTGGGTAATGTCACGGGCAGTGCCGTGGTACATGATCAACGGCTCACCGTTGGATGTAAAGTAACTACCAGTAAACCACTGTTTAAACTCTTTAGATTCTGGCGGTTGCCGGGTGCTGCGTAAGCTGTATTTAACTTCGCCTTCAGAGAATTTTTGTTTTATTACATTCCTGTTTTCGTAGTTAATTGGCTCTAAACCATACGCAACAAACCCTCTAATTCCGTATTCATCTTTATCAAACTTTTGCGGATGGATGTACAAATCATCTATAGATTCTCTGTCTTCTCCGCGAACAAATTGAAAAACAACCGGCACTTTCTCAAAGCCAGCATCACGAAGAGCCATCATTCTGTGACGACCTTCATGACCCCTAACAGTTAACTCATGCTTTCTACCTTCTGTAGGTTCCACCTCCAAATTAATAGGTTGAGATTCTTTTCTCAATCTATCAATATCTAAGGGTTCCTTCTCAGATTCAAGTTTTTCTTTGTCGCTTAGTGGTATCGTTGCGTTTAAAAAATCTTTTGGGGAAACATAAGCTATATACGCTTTGGTCTTTTTCTCTGCGCCATTTTGTAAATAGATGTTATCATCAATTAATTTGTTGATTCTTTCATCCGTAAGTCCAATAGTTTTAAGACTTAGCTTTGCGTCTTCACCGGTTTCTGGTTCTGGCTCAACTTTTCTAAGTTCTTTTTGGAGGAGCTTGGTTGCTTCTGCCCGAAGATTACGGCTGGCTTGGCGTAGAACGCCTGCGTTTCCTCTGGGGTCGCTTGACGGATTGGCATAATCGTAGTCCTTCTTCTCTGGGAATGCTGTGTAAACAGTGTCGGTTACAACGTTGTAGTCATCTTCTAACTTGTCGTTAACAAGTTTTGCAAGTTCTTCTGTTGGAACATCAGAGTAATTTAATATTACCATGTGTCCGTTCATAAATGACTGACCACCAACAGGCTTTTCGCCGTTGACTTCAATCTCACGTAGCTTCTGGTAAATCTTATCTACTTCTGCGGCAGACGCATCACCCAACTCAACACGGACTGCGCCAGTCTCGCTTAGACCCTTACCCTCTTTGGGTGATACAACCATCATGGAGTCTTGAGACAAGGCATAACCCAAGAAGTTAGCCATAGCGACTGAATCGCCTGAGTCTAAGTACAGGGCAAATGATGGATTGGTGTCGTCTAGATAACTGCCGACTTGTGTATCAACGTAGCCAGTCAGTCCAAATCTCTCAAGCGCATCTTTGATGATCTTGTTACCAATACGGTCGCTGATATCAATGCGCTGTGCCGTAGACAATGAACGCCACTTATTTGTAAGCGCCTTGTTGTTTGGATCAGGAGCAACTTCAAAGATGACCCGCTTGCGTCTTGGGGTCTCTCTCTCTTGTTCTAGTACTGCTCGTTTTCTTCCGCGCTCGAGTAGTTTTTCTTTTTCCGCAGTTTGGAGTGCGCCAAGTCTGACAGGTTGTGCGCCAGCTGTTTTAGCTCCCTTGGAGACTGCTGTCTTAGCCAGTTGTTGTGCTGTTCTTGATCCAAGTTTGGCTGCTGACTCAAGTTCTGATTCTCCATAACCTTCTCCTGTAAGAATTTTCTTTATGGCTCCAGCATAGTTTTGACTTGTAACCCTAAGCTTAACGCCTAGTGCTTTGTACAACTCTTGCTCAGGATACCAGATAACCGCTTGCAATGAAGCTGGCGGTACACGTTTACCATATTTTTCCTCAACAATGTCAACCATTTGATTGACAATGTCACGCAAGTTTCTACGCTCAGTGCCGTTTGATGGTGCGTCTTTAGGCGCGTCCAGTGACTTAATCATTGTTTCTGATGCGCCAACCAGTTTGGACTTCTCTCTTACCCCGTTGTCATAATCAACACGGTTGTTCTTAAAGTCGCGCTCATGCGCACTCTTGACCTTACGTGCCAAAGCCTCAGCGGCGGCATCATCCACCTTGGCTAGTTCTATCTCGTCTTGGTCAAACTGGTTAGCAAATACACCATTACTGCCCTCAGTGTCCAGTTCATCTCTGAACTTGGCAAGCTGGGCATCATACAACTCTTGTCTAAATGCCTTGAGGTTTCCTGTCAAACGTCCAATAGTCCTCATGAACCACATGTCCATAGTGACTGGCTCAAAATTGCCATTTAAATTGGAATAAAAACCAAAGCCAATCTTGGGACCGAAGACAGAAGAGCCTAAGACTTTCTCATCGCCAAGCTCGCCCTTGATGTTAAAACCAGCACTACGCATCTCGTCCACAGTAAATTCTGTTTCTAAGAACTGACGCATGAGGTCAGGACCCATGTCTTCTAGTAAATAGTTAGCCAACTTAAAGTTACTAACCATTGCAGACTGATCAGCGCCTTGACCTATCTCTGGGAATCTGCCGCTAGGTCTGAACTGTTCATAGACCTTCATGGCAAACGCAAGGTTGTCCTCTACGTTTAAACCTTGTGATGTAATCGCTGTCGCAATCCTGAACGCACTTCTTGCGTTTACATCTGTGTTTAGCTCTTGGTATTTAAGACCAGCCATAGCCAAGGTTTTATTGATGACTGAGTCATACCACTCAAGGTTAGCACCGCCAGAACGGATAGCCGCCATAGCCTCGGTAGCCATCAGTTTGGCAATAGTCCTTCTATCTTTAGGATTGTCTACGCTAAGTAACGGAACGCCAGACTTTCTGCGCTCGTCTTGTAAGAACTGGACAACCTCAGGTAAGCCACCGACTTTATCTGCCTCAAATTGTTCAACGCCAGCCTTGCCGGTCTGGTGGATTAGAGATGTAGATGCAAACTCCTCTGGAGTCAACTCCATCTCATCTGCCACATCATTGATAATCTTCTCGTACTTAGGCAGTATGTTGGGGTTCAGTAAACCCTTGGTGGTGTTTCTGAGGCTTGCCTTCTCTGCCTCAGTGCCAGCGGTAGTTCCACGTAACTCACCACGCTGTGCTTTGCCAAAGATATCCTCTGCGGTCTCAAATCCGCTGCGGTTGAATGCATTTTTGATCGCCCGGAACAGATCGTTTAAACGCTTCAAGATGGAAGAGATCATTCCACCGGGTGGCTTGGTCGTGGCGAAGTCAGCAAACGCATCAGCAATTGCTTCTTCCCTTAGGAGGGCTTGTAGATCAGCATCAGACATAACCTTTTGCTGAGGCTTGTCTGGGTTTGCTTTGTTGTACTCTTCTGGCTGTGTCTTGTTTAAATAGACATAACCATCGTAGCGGGACATAGTCTTCCCATCTACTTCAACTTGTACATTCTTTAGATACTTGTCAATCCAAGTCTTATCGGCTTGTCTTTCTAATGTTGCCCATTGCTGATCAGTGAAGAATCCCAGATCCTTCAACGCATGCAATGCCTCATGGTGCATTACCTCTACCGCATTTTCACCTGCGTCGATAGCTAACTTGATTAGATTCTTTGTGTAGGAGCCTTCTGCCCCATTTTTTATAGACTCAACAATCTTTAAGCCTACGCTACCTAAGCCCATGCGCTGGAGGAGAGGAACTAATCTCTTAGATATTTCATCTGCGGCGGCTTGTAACTCAGGGGAAAGCGGGGGCAGTTCTTCTTCTTTCTTGGGAGAACGTTTAACCGCTATGCCTGCCGGCTGTTTACGGCGCTCAAGTTCTTTGGCGGCACGATCAGCAATAGCACCAAGGCGACCATCGGCGGCAGTTGCAGCCAACTCGTCGTCGGTCATCTGCACAAGGATTGCTTCCTGTGCTTTTACGTTGTCAGGGAAACTACCTAGAGACTTACCTTGTTTGGTTACGGTGATTTTCTCACGTGTAACTTGCTTCTTAGCTTCTGTTGGACGTGACTTCAACGGCTCGTTGTAAGCCGCAATACGATCCATGTGGCGCTCGATGCGCTTACCCAATACTCTCTCTTGCTTGGCTAGTCTGGTTTTGGCAAGTTCATATGCCTGTGAGCCAACTTCACCACGGGCTTCCATAGACTCAAGATTCTCTCTAGCCCGCTTAAGCGTAGCTACATCTCTGTCCATATTAGCCAAAGCCTTGGCGGCTTCTTTCTGACGAGCGCCAGTAAGGCTTTCAATTTTTACTTGGAGTTCTTCTTGGGTAGGAACTGTGACTAACGCTTTACCTCTACCCTCAGGGAATATTTCAAAGCCGACAGGGACTTCACCTTCCTTGACCGTCTCCTTGGTCATCTCGTAACCGGCTGGCAGGTTTGCCCGCTTGGCGGGCTCTGCTTGAGGAGGAGGAATCAGCTGCTTTAACGTCTCTTCTTTAACGTTTAAACCTTGTTTCTTGGCTGCCGCGTCGGCTTTTGCTTTATCTCTATACGTTGAAACAAGCTTTCCGTTGTCGTCATAGGTACGGAAAACTCTTTCTTCTGTCTCGGCTAGGTCGCCATTCTTTACCGCAGTGTCAAGTAAAGCTTCTGCGTCGTGTTTTTGCTCTAAGCCAGTTGCTTCTTGAATGTCAGTAATGATGGTGTCACGCGACAAAGGCTGATTGCCAACACCCTCAAATGTTTGACCAAACCAGCTAACAGCTTTCTTGTATTGCTTGTCTGTAAAGCGGGATGCGCCTGTGCCCTCAGGGAGAATCTGTTTCTCTTCAGACTCAGGCATTTGTTTAATCGCTTGGAAAGCGGCAAACAGCTGCGGCTGGGTCATAGTGTTTAAATCACTAGAACCTGTGGTGCGGGTTAGGAAGTCTGCAAATCCTTTTGTGCCTGTGGCAATGTTCTTCTCGTCCTCGGCGGCAGAAATAACATCTTCAGGTGTGTAATTGACTGGTTTACCTGTGTTGTCATCTACAGGTTTATAGCCGTACTTAGCCGCAAGGATAGAGTCAATTCTGCCCTGTTCCCCTTCGGGGTCAACGCCGGGCATCGCATCTTTGATGTCTTCAATAGAGTATGACTTGAGAGGCGGCAGCCCATTTTGTCTGCGGTAGTCATCCACAAACTTAACCTCATCAGGCATCAACTCATTCTTCTTAATGGTTGCGGCTGGGTTGGTGTACTTCTCTTCTTCAGCCTTAGGCTCATAGCCAAGCGCCAATGTCTTGCCTACACCAAGATTCTCTTTGGTCTGCTGTTGTTGTTTAGCAAACTCTTCTCGCTGAGTTTCAAACTCTTGTTGGGCTTTAACACCACGTAGATATTTATCTGCCTCGTACTCAGCATGGGCAACAGAATGACCCAAAGGAGACATGGCTGTGCCGGTCAATGCTCCGACTAATGCATCCCTAGCCGCCGCACCAGCAACGCCTTGGAATGTAGGTGTGGAGAACCCAGCCTCATCCATCGCCAAGTTCTGGGCTAACTGACCATATCCACCCTGTAATCCTTCGGGGACAGCTTCTTCAAATCCAGTCTTAACTGCCTGACCCAAGTAAGTCGGCGCTTGTGCCGCCTTCTCTGGTAACTGAGCAATCGCAGCCTGTAGACCTTCTTTGGTAAATGCTTTCTTCTCAGGAGTTAGTGCGTTCTTGAGTGCCTGAGATGTTGAGCGTTCAAATCCTGTCAGGGCATCTAATGCACCGAATGCCGCGCCACCGATTAACTTAGGTGCATTCTTGAGTGTGTACTCTTGCGCCTCAATAGCCAGTCTTTCAGCATCTTCAGGTTTGTAGTTCTTCTCTAGGTAGGCTTGCTTGATGGCATCATGGATATCACCTTTGACTTCGCCAGTTCCTTGAGCAGCGGCAATAAGTACTTGACTAGCGCGTTGTACACCTATACCCAAAAGCGCTGGCGCTTCTAAGGGCAGGGCAGCAAGACCGGCAGCAATCGTTGGTAAAGATGAGCCAACACCTTGTGCAATGCTTTGTAATGGGGCTTCAAGAACACCGGCAATACCGCTTTTAATCTGCGCAAACGTGCCTTCTTTTTCTGCCCGTTTAGACAGTTCCGCACGTCGAGCCATCTCAGCCTGACGTTCTGGCGTTAAACCTTTTTGTATTTCTTCGTTTAAACCGCCAAGGTATTTAGATACATCCGATCCAGTACCAAATACATCAACCAAAGATTTACCAGCGCCAACAACGCCAGACCCAAATGAGCGGGCTATATCGCTAATAGATGTGGGGGCAGATTTTTCTTTCTGAAGTTCTTCTGTGGTTTTAGCCGCCATAGGAGTCTGTTCCGCAACTGTGCGAAATAAATCCTCATCGCTGGCATTTGGAGGACCTTCAATCCTGTAGATATTTCCATCAGGAGCTTGAATTTTGTAAATTGGCATTCTTTATTCCGTACCAAGATTTTTAAAACCTTTATCTCTCATTGAGCCGCCTTGTGGTAAAGCAGATGAGATGCTGCCGGATGCAGAACCTCCTTGTGGATTTGCTCTACGCATTACATCGCCCTCAATCTCAATCTCGCGCCGTTTAATTTTTTCTTGGATTGCGGCTCGTTCAGCGTCAGTTTTAGCGCCCATCATTTGATAACCAAAATTTTTGATTTGCGCATCTTTGGCAATGTCTTCTTGTATCTTCTGAGCAAGCATTCCTTCATTACGACCATACTGAGCCCCGTACACAGCTCGACTTGCCATAGACATAAGTTCTTCGCGGCTCTTATCTTTATTGGCAGGATCAGATTTAAGTTCGTTGTAAGCTTGCATGAACGGAGCAACATGTGATCCTGCAGACGCAGCAATCTGTGCTCTTTGATTTGCAAGCACTTCTTGTTTGTATTTGAAGTCGTCTATCTCTTTTGCGGCAGTGAGTTCGTAGTTGCGTTGGTCACGCTTATCTTGGCGTAACTGACCAGCCATAGTTGCGGCAGTTTGCATATCGCCTTTGTCAAGAGCAATCTGATACTTAGTCTGATTCATCTTGAGGTTGCTGTAATTGTCCTGTGCCGCTTGGATTGCCTTCTGCGTATTGATTGCAGATTCAGCAAGGATTGGAGAAGCCTTAGCCGCAGAGCCAAAGAATCTTGCTCCGGGTTCTGCTGCCTTTGCCGCCCATCCAAAACCGTACTGGGCTAATGCCTCACCCAGCCCACGTTGTTTAATCTCTTCTGGTCGGGCTTTAACGCTTTCAACTTGTGCGTTTAAACTGTCCATAGCAGGTTTGCTGCGGGCAGACAGCTTGTCCAGTATGCCCATAGTCTGCTCTTCTAGAGATGGTTCTGCTTCTTTTGGTTTGCTCACTAACTCTTGAACGGCAGAGCCTCCAGTGGCATATCCTGTGATGCTGTCTGGATTCTCATCAGATGCCATAGCTTCCGAATCAACTGGAACAGACGCAACGCCGGTTCTCATGGACGCTCTATGCGCCATCTCTTGGTCAATTAGATTAGCTTCTTCTACATCACGACGGGCTACAGCGGCTTGTTTAGCTTTCTGTAGTTGTTCATCGCTTAACTTAGAAAGAATGCCGGCAATGTTGCCAGCGCTTTCAATTTCTCCACCGCCGGCGTATTCATGGATCTCTCCGCCCTCTGCTTTACCAAATCCTAATTGGCTTAGACCGTAAGCACCCATACCCAGACCAGCAATCTGACCGCTGATGCTTCCGGGGGATTGGTAAATCTGAGATGTAGATTGCTGACCAAGTGGCAAACCACGAATAAGGTCAGACATAAACCCAATTTGTTTGTATGGGTAGTTCTGTTGATTCAGGAAGTCCTGATAGGATTGTGTCAAGCCTTGTTGTTCAAGAGCCTGTTGTTGTCCACCGTACTGCGCTTGCAGTTGGTTAATACCCATTTGCTGACCATACTGGTTCTGTCCCAATTGACCAAGTTGCCCAGCCATTTGACCAGTTAATCCATAGCCTTGCAGTGCTTGATTTTGGGATTGATTGTATTGATTTTGAGCATTTTGAAATGCTTGGTTGTATGCCTGACCAATAGCTTGATTTTGCTGTGCGCCTAGATTGCGCTGATTCTCGGCAGCCATAATTGCATCGCGTGATCCGCCAAATGCACCTGCTTGTGTAGCCTGACCCGCTTGTTGAGTTCCAGTAATACCGTACTGACGACGCAATTCTTCCAACTGAGGAGCAAGAGTTAGCCCTAAGTTAGTGTTCATGTATCCGCCAACATTTTGTTGGAAATTTTGTGGGTTAGCCTGACTTGCAATCCCTAAACCGCCAAGACCAGCCAAACTGGCTGCACCGGTAGCTTGACCAATCTGAGGTGCGACTTGCATGCCTTGTGCGGCTTGCATAGCCTGTTGTTGCATTGGGGAGAATCCTGCAATGCGTGGTTGTGTATACTGCTGATAAGGATTTTGGTTTACATCAGTTAATGCTTGTCCCTTAGCCAAAATATCTTTGGCATACGGTTTAGCCCACTCAGGCAGTTCTGTGGTTGCTAGTTGTTGCTGTGTAGGTTGTTGTTGCTGGCACATAGCATTTCCTTAGAATTCATAAATCATTTGCGTGGCGGCTTCTTTAAAGCCCATCCGAGCCCATAGCTTTGCAACACGCAAGTCGGTCATTGCCGACACCATCAATCGTTTAACACCTCTTGACTTCAAGTCATTAAGTGCAAATTGCACAAGTTTTTTACCAACGCCATTGCGATGATCTTGTAGTACAAAAAGCGTATCTTCCTGCGCTATTAGATCACGGTTATGCATATCTCTGGTTAGATAAACATTGGCGTATCCACATGCTGCGCCGTTTAAACGCAACACATAAGTAATCAAGTCGCCTCGTTCACAAGACTCTCCATACTCATGGAGCCTTGGGTTGTAGGGTGAATAGGTTATTCCTTGCTTGGCTAGGCGCTCAACCATTTCAGAATAGTGCTGACGGTACAAGGGCTCAAGCTCCAAGTACGTGTCAGTGAACTTCTCAATGGTTATGTCGTAGCTCATGCGGGTAAATACTTATCTGCCCTGCTGTTATGCGCTACTTTGTCTTTGCCTATTGTATTTTTACGTGCGGCTTGGACTCTGTCCATCATGGCATATAACTTACGGGCACCTGCTTCGGTCGAGCCATTTCCTAGTTCAGACACAATACGTGCAGGAACTACAAATTCACCATCGGCTAAACGGGCAGGTTGCTTGTGACCTATGGTCGCTGGGATTGAATCGGATACACCGTCTCCGGGTCCGCGAAGTAAGCGCCCACCATCAGAGTAACCACCAAGGTTGTAATGCGCATCGGAGATGCCGCCATCAGCCATTGTCTTGGGCTCATACTGTTGAGTATCTGCGTTGTACTGATAACCTGCCGGCTCTGTTGCAGGCTTAGGTGGACCCATGTTTTCCAATAAATGCTTCCAGCCTTCTGAACTGCCACCGCTATCGCTCTTGCCAATGTGCCCTATAGCAGAACCAATGTTGCTAATCGCATCTCCCAAGAATCCACCAAAACCAAATTTGGGTATGCCATCCTCAGAGAATTTCTCTTCGCCAGTGTAAGGATCTACGCCAACATCGCCGGCACCAGTTAATACATTTTGAGATACTGGGGTTTGGTAAGGCGTAGCGTAGGCATTGTTGTGCATGTACGCCTGTGGGAATCCTGTGTTAGCCCCAATAGCATTCTCGTTAGACATCTTCTCAATTGGGTTGCCGCCTTCAGCAAAATGGTAGATGTCCTTAGCCTGCGAAGGATTGACGGGTGTGTACGTGGGGCTTGCAAAGTAATTCTGTTGACGACCAAAGTTGCCTTGCTTTGTAAGCATATCTTCGTAAGTTGGTACGTCCGGAGCAGGCTGTGGTTGAACTTGACCGCCTGTAAACGCATAGCGTTGACCCATATCTTTGTCTGGAGTCGGCGCTGTTGGTGCTTTTTGGTCTCCAACTAAAACTGGCGCAGCAGCAGCTAGACCTAATTTAGCCGCTCCCATGCCACCGCCCATCGCCGCAATTGATGCTGATGGATTGGCAAGTCCGGCTTGCACCGCTCCCAAACTTGATGCCGCACCGGGCATTGGTCCCACAAAAGCAGGATTTGCAGCAGATGCCGCCTGACTAACAGCAGCATTACCAGCACTAGCCAATCCAGCGCCCAATCCTGCACCGCCCCATGCACCTAAACCAGCCATCAAACCTTTGCCGATGCTTCCGGTGCGTGCTGCCTCTAATCCACCAATACCTGCGCCAATTAATAGGGATGATCCGCCCGTAGCAGCAGCTAATCCTGCCCCTAAAACCATAGGTAATAACCCTGATAGGAAGCCCGCCTCAGGCAAACCAGTATGTGGATTAGTTGTTAACGAGCCTCCATGAGCCATAGCCATGTCGTTTAAACTCTTAACCTCTCCCGGCGTCATATGGACAAGCACGGTGTCATCACCACGTCCGTGGGCAGCTAAAAGTTGGGCAGCATTATGTAGGCTCATTCTTGCCTCGCGGATGTATGTTTAAACAATTTTATCATGATAGCGGGGCAGACACAAACAAAAATGTCACCGCAATACTGGGAGAAGCGGGGTGAGCGGGACTTGTTCCAGCCGCATAAGTTGTCAAAGAAGAGTTACCAGAATCCGTTGTCCAATAAATTTGGACGTAGTCACCAGTAGTAAGGCTTAAGAACTGATTCCAACCAAACACTAAAGCGCCGTCAGTACCGGCATGTTTTGCAGGGACAGCAGAAATACCCGCAGCGTTTGTTACATCTGCCCCATTAACGCGAAACCAAACCGTGATGTTGTCCGCCGCATTACCACTATTTGCGCCTTGAGCGCTGAACTGGATGTTGTAAACGCCGGGGTATGTAATGGTGAATTTAGAGTTGGTTGCCCCAGTATCTAGCGTAATACCATTTGAAAAGTCGGTGTTGTTGTACGTAATTAATTTAACTGTGTTAGCGGCTGCTGTTTGCGTAGTTGTATCAAACACAGAAATACTAGGTGCACGAAAGAACCGCTGACCCGTATTGGTCAAGATAGACTGCGTTATGTTGTCTACCTGATTGAAATACTGACGCAGAATACTGAACGATGAGTCAATAAATGTCTGGTCGTACTGAACCGGAGCCGCAGGCAAGCGCGGCTGTTGACTAGCACGTAACTGGGTATTGGTTGGGATGGTCATCTACGTCCATCCGGTCTGACATCAATACGTGGAGTACCCAGCTGCCACTGAGTTCCTAGATTGTTTGATTCAACCCTAAATGCCATCTGCCTGCCCCGCGCCCGTACATACACAATCTGTGTGAACTTTTGCACGTTGTAGTAGGGGGAGTTAGCGTAATTGTTTGCGCTGGTGACAGTCGGATTGTCTGCGTCACCATAAGCCGAGCCGGGATTTTGCCTAGGCTTAATTGTGAAATTAAGGTTGGGGGTGGCGCTTGTTGAGCCATCGAATGTGACGTCAGGAATAACACGCCAAACAAAACCATAGTTATGACCATCTCCGATGTCAAAGTCAGAAGACTGACAGAAAGCATCAATAGCCGTTGCAGTACTTGTTTCATAGTTGTCTATCCCTGTTTCGTGGTAGACGATAGCGCCGTTTGTGTAACTGACTGGGTTTCCATTACTGTTGGTGGCTGTATAACTAATAGCCGCAGTGGGTTCTGCGCGAAGAGGGCTATCTAACCAAGCGGTACGTGGGCGAACGGTTGATCCGTTCATGGTTCCGTAGTACCAAGTGCGCTCCAAATGGTTAAAAATTACGTAACGGTCAATCAATGAATTAGGATTAGCCGCAGTTCCAGAGCCGTTTGACCCATCCGCATTTGTTCCTGTAATAGATGGATAGAACCACCAGATTTCGTTATAACCTTCGTTAGTTCCAGCATGGATTTGGAACGCTTCAGTCAAGTTAATGTTGTCGTAAATGTACTGACGGATGGCACAAGGCAGTGTTTCAACACGACCAGAGTACATATAGAACTTATCTGCCCCCATCCAGTACACAACGTTATTAGCCACCGCCACGGCGTTGGGGCTAATGATGGATATGTTGTCGCCCAGAATCTGGCTGCCCCAAACATAAGGAGGTCCAAGATACTGGAAAGAATAGATGGCTGCGTCCGTCCATACAATTATCTCTTGGCGAGTCTGTAGGGCAGCAACAATTGTGGAACCACGGCTCAAGCGAATACCACCAGCCTGATTGGTAACCTGTGGCAGCCAAGTGCCAAATAAGCTTTGATCCGACCAGCGAACCTGTAATGGATCTTGTGCTGTTGTCGCATATACGCCAGTAGGGTCGTTGCAACCAAATGCAAACACAAAACGCGAAGCATCTGAGACTAATACAAAATTAGCCACAGAGGGGCAGGTTGAATCTATATTTACAGTGCCAGAGGTAACGGTTACTGTTCCGCCAGCGACCATTAACTGCGCTCTGTCGTAGATGTTGGGGCTAGAGTTATTTGCCCAGTAATACATTGCCCCGCCACGGGGGTTAATGATTAAGTCTTGCCCAAAGTTAGCTTGACTCCAAAGTCGCAACTGAACCCCAATACCCAGACCAGCAGGAGCAGCAATACCCCAACCCGTAGATGAATATCCTGTAGTAACACCACCCCAACCACCAGCACCCCAGCCAGTACCATACGTAAAAGTTGTGTTTCCAGTAGTAAGTTGATAATTAAAAGTTGCACTTACCGCAGGCGTCCCAGAGGAAGAAGCCGTACCTGCCACCAAAATGGTGTATTGGCTAGAGCTTACATAGGTAACGATTTGGAACTCACCAGTTAACTGCGCAGCAGTCACCCCATTAACGGCACCAGACACACTTGATATAGTTACAAAATCTCCTGCCTGAGCGCCGTGTCCAGCATCAGTAACTGTGATGGTTGTATACCCACCGCTGTTTGTAGACGTGGCAGTTGTGAAAGCATTTGCCACACCTGTGTGTGTTGTGCGTATTGGCGTTACATCATTAAATGATCCGCCACTTGAGTTTTGTATGTAATACTTTAGGTTAGTACCAACGCCAAGTAAGTTGTAACCTACTAAATTAAGCCAGTTCCATAAAGACTTAGCCACACCCCAGAAAGATCCTCCACCGGAAACTGTTGCTGCAGTTGATGTGCCGCCACTTACGAATGTGCTGGTGGGGACGGTAGACACATAGTTACCGCTGTCCCTGACCCAACCACCAATCTTCTCAGGAAAACCAGAACGAAACCGCACCTTGTCCGACTCAAACCAACCGCCCTCGTTAGCAAGGGTAGTAGATTCGCGGTTTACACCGGGTCTAAATTGTAGTTTCTGTAATGGCACGTTTAAACTCTATTTTGTGTGGTATTCGGCTTCAGTCCAGATGCCGGGTTTGTATTTACCTTCTGGTTTATAAATTGTCAACTCTTGCTGACGCATCTCAGGGGCAAAGCTAATGTGCATCCAGCGTCCATATTCATGGATCATCTGGTCAAACTTAATACCTGCCTTTAAAACAAGTTGACATAACTCGTAAGGAGTGTGAGCAGAAGAAGAGCAGTCAATAGCCCAGCCGTCCATGTGACTCGAAACCTTAGAGCCGCCGACAGCCACGTTAACGTCAGGCAGACGTAGCCAAGAATTAACACGAATAGGGCCTGTGACGGCACGGACTTTCTCCAAGTGTTCAGCCGCTGTTTTCATGTTTGCCAGTTGGCGCTCGTCGGGCTGGTTGTTTATATCCATCCGTATGGCGGTCTCGCTATACGTGGCTTCTTCAAGGTTGAAGTGCTCAGATAGTTGCATAAAGTGTAACCTTCCGATTAGTGTTTGTGGCTTGCGCCAAAGTAGTAAGACAAAACCATAACCAGTGCCCCATCCAGCGTACCCAATACACGGATGATAATCTCGCGCATTTGGTCTGGCACGATATGTGTCAGCAAGTGATACTGGATTAAGCCCCACGCAATGACGACTACTAACGCCAAGATAGGCGTTACGGATTTATTTAGCAGGGGTGTGTGCTCGCTTGTGGCTAGGGCAGCCTCGTTCTTGCGGGCAGAATCTCTGTCGGCAGCGTCTAGTTTTGCGTACTCAAGTTCTAACTCGGCTAGTTTTTGAGCCGCTTGAGGATCACCAGCAATGGCTTTCGCAACAGACTCAACAGAGTCGGAAACACCAAACTTGCTAGCCAATGCGGACACCGCAGCCCCACCCAGAGGGCCAGCAACAGCAGTCGCAAGTGTTGGCGCAATACCTTTGAGTAAGTTAAATAAGTCATTCATTTGTTTTCCTTTAATTCCTGTTTAAGTTTGCGCAACTCTTTGATTTCCTGCTTAAGCTGCGCCCGCATGTATAGGGTTTCTATGTATGCCGTTGAAGTTACCCCCACAACAATACACAGCGTTACCGCAATTAGAACCCACCCGACAAGGCGCGCAGTTGCCACATTAGCCACCCAAAAAATAATGATATGAACATCACGGCAATTACTCCACTTGTTACTTCAATACACCAAATTTCTTCTTGTTCCCTCTTCCACCTAGCCATTCTGGCTCTGCGAAGTGTTTCTGACCTAGCCCACTCCTGCTCCTGCTCAATCTTCTTGTACATCTTCAAGAACCGGCTATACAAATCCTTCAACTCTGCTGGCGCGTAGACCATAGCCTCTCGCACCTGCTCCATCAATTTTTCCAACTGCAACTCAATCAGCGCCCTCTCTATGGCTTTTTTGCTGGTGTTTTGCTCTGGGTTGTAGTTGGTCTTGCTCTCCTCTTCTAACTCAAGGTAGTGATTGGTGATTTGTTGTTGGGTGTCAAAGAGAAGCCCAAGGTTTTCACCAATGTCTTTGATGAGTTTGAGTTCAAGTTCTTCGTAGGACTGCTGTTTGGCTTTCTTTTGCGCCACAGACTTGGGCGGCACTGTATACTTATTTTCGGGCACTGTATACTTAAAAAGCCCAATGAACCAGTCCCAGACTCCTCTAATGGCTTTGACGTCGTCGAGGACACCCTCGACTGTTGACTTTGCGTTCTCGAGCTCCATGCGTCCTTCGTGGAGCATGTCGCATCCTGCCTTGATAAAGCCAACGGCTGCCTGAGCCGCCATAAGGAGAGAAAATGGGTCCACATCTTAGGCAGTGCGATTCCACATATACACAACGATATATGGCTGGAGGTTTGCGCCAGTCGCGCTTGACCCTGTGGTATCGGTTGTACCAGACAGATTGTGAGTGTGCGTCAAATCTTGGTTGTTATTACCAACATATGTGCCATAGTCTGCATTTCCGAGAGAAAACGGATTAGAGGCGTTGCCACCGTTATTCTGTCCACCGTCCGCAACATAGTGGTATCCGTTTGAACCCAAGATATTGTGGTTGTGCGTTAAGGATGAATTGTTATTACCAGTAGTGGCGCTGAATGTGTGCGTATGGCTTACAACAATTGCGTTTGCTGAACCGCCAGTGGCTCCTGCGGTATACGTAGAGTCATCCGCACTAAGCAAAACCCTTCCTTGCCCGAATCTCACCCATGTTCCAAAACCAAACAATGTGGCTGGGCTGGTAACAACCGTGCTGGTATATATTGCGCCAACAGGATAGGCTGCTGCAATAGCAGAAGTTACAAAAGCGGTAGTGGCAATCTGGGTTGTACTTGTGCCAGCAGATGCAGTTGGAGCAACAGGTGTTCCTGTTAATGTAGGAGAAGAAAACGTAGGAGATGCCATGTAGTTAGTAGCCACTACCACATCTGTGCCGTTAGATACTAGAACTACCTTAGCGCCGTTGGGGACAGAGACTCCTGTTTGCCCGCTGACTTTGACCGTGACTGCATAGCCACCAGAGGTGTTGTTGTAGATGAAATAGAGCTTGCGGTTAGACGGGACGATCAGGTTACGCGCAGCGGACAGTGAGCCTGTGCACTCAATGAACATGTTCCTAGCAACGCCCGTCGCACCGTTGGGGATAGTGATAACCGTGTCGGCCCCGTCAGTGATGGCTTGGGTTACATAACCAGAGACGGCTTGCTCGATCAGTGTGCCAAGGTTGACGTTGGTAGTCGCGCCCCAGTTACCAGCCTGATCGCCAGTGCCCATCAGCTCTAAGGCTAGGTTGGTTGAATATGTACTTGACATAGTGGTTTATCCTTTAGGGTATTTTGCCTTAACCGCTTGGCAGTCGGCAATGTATTTGTCAATCTGTGCTTGGTCGCTCTTGACCACACCGTCTAAGTAGTCGATGAAAGATGGGTACTCAGCCGCGCGTTTGCGCTGATACTCATTAGCATCATATTCTGCTTGTAAACGAATTATTTCTGCTTGGATTTCTTCTTCAGTCGGTTGTGTTTGAATGGTGTCAACCCACTCCAATTCATCGCCACGCAAAGTCCATTGGGCTTTTGGTCTTAAAGAAAACAAGGCTTCTACTTTTCCAATCATGCCGCAATCTCCATTAAAAATATTTGACTTTCGCCTGAATTGCTATCTCTTTGAACTGCAACACCAGTACCATCCGATAACGGTTCTGCTTGAAATTGCATTTTGTAAGTTGTAGGGCTTGTGGTCGCTGGCGAATCTAGTTTTGAATACAACAGACCGCCATTTCTAAATTCAAGAGATGTATTGGGCCAATTTTGTCCAAGTGCTTCAATTCCTAAAACAGTTGAACCTCTTAGTAACTTAAAACCAATTCTGTTAAAAGTGTTTCCACTCCCCCTCCATACTCCGCAAATATTAACCAATACCATTATTTTGCTTGTTGAAGATGTTGGTGTAATGGTTGCAGTAATTCCCGTATCTATATATGTGGAGTTAACATTTGTTACTACTGCTGCTGATGTAAAACCATTTACCACCTGCAACACAGACCCCGTAGGCAACGTAGCCTTTGGAATGTTTTGAGTTCCTGTAAGGGATGCGCCCGATACAGATGCTATTAGCCCAGAGGCTACTTGCGTTAAAGCCATTATTGGTTCTCCTCTGCGGGTTCTGGTGTGTTGCCAGCCTCAAGCCAGCGAAGGTATTCTTGGTAGTCGGTGTTGTCTGGGTCAAATGGAATAAATGCGGTGTCTGACAAACGCTGAACTTGGTTTGAATTTTTTGTTAATTTGTACATTTCTATAACTCCGCTGATGCTGTCCAACCGCCCGAATCGGAGGTTACGTTGTATGCCTGATATTGGGAAGCCGCTCTACTTGCACTTCCGCCAATAGTAGTTGTAGAACCACTTGCACCTCCTTGTGCAATCCCCGCCTGTACCCCTTGAAATGTAACTGTTCCACTAACTGTAATTGTTGGTGACGCTCGTTTAGTTACTTTATATGGGGCTACCCAAGCCACATTTGACCCGTTAGTGTTAGCCCCGACTGCTGACCAAACATCATATTCATAATATCTCTGACACAAAGCCAACTCCGTACCGTACTGGCGGTACTCAAATGGGGATGCTGTTGTCCCTGCTTCTAGTTGCACACCTGTGACATACCATGTGGCTCCGCTAGTTCCGACTACGCTGACTGCGCCTGTCGCTGATTGATAGTTACCAGCCGCCCATGCTCCAGCAGTGCCACTTTGTGTTGTACCCATGCCCATGCTAAAAATAACATTGACACCGATGCCGTTTGTTGTAAGCCAAGTACCAGTGGTGTCTCCAACGATTGAAACGCTAATTTGCGTCCAAGTATTTGCTGAACTAATTGTGTAAGTAAATGGGTATGAGCGGTCATACGATGAATTAGTAAACGAACCGCCAAATGTGCCTGTCAAAGAACTACGCACCCAGAATGACAAGGTAACTGGAGATGCGCCAGCCGCGCCCCAGCCCAAATCTGCTACGTTATAACCTTCTATTGGCTGTAGAACTTTAAAGTTGTCGCCAGAAAGTACGGTGTATGCGGAAGATGAAGTTATACCTAGATAGTATTTGTAACCAGTGGGTGGAGTTACAGAGCCAGCGTTTTGCTGTGCTGTAAATTTACTTGCCTGTTGACCGTAGATATTCCATCTGTCTGTTACATAAAGATTAGAAGTGGTGTTGGTTACGCTTGCCCCTGCGTTCCTTTGGTCTATGACCATAGCGCCATTGATGATGCGGTTTCGCATCGTTACGTTGTTTGAGCCGCCTTGGGCAATGTTTACTGCGAGGGTCATGTTTTATCCTACTAAAAAGCCAGAGAATCTACTCCACTCTGAACCGTTGTAAATAGACATAGTCTGCCCACTATTGTTGTAAACAGCAACTCCGTCACCAGCATTAAGGGCTAAAGACGCAGAACCACTAACAGAAGAATAACCAGAAGTGCCAGTAGCGTTTGCAGTGTAGGCTGTTCGTCCAAAATTGTATGTAAGTCCGCTTAACCCATTAACCCCTAAAGTAACAGTCATTGATGTAGAAGCCGCTAAAGACTGAAATAGAATTGTTGTTTGAAAACAATAAAAACCAGATACAGGTGCTGTAAAAATACCTGTAGAAGTGCTGTAGTTACTGCCAATATTTGTAGTAGCAGTGCCAAAAATAATAATAGAACTATTTGCCAAAGACGAACCATTACTTACCGAATTCACATTAAAAGCTGGACGCAGTGGTGTCAGTGGTCTGCCAGACGCATCCAAAGTGAGTGCTGTAGTTCCGTTGTTGGTCTGTAATGTCAATGCAGTAGCCGCAGGACTGGTAATCGTAGATACAGTTTCTGTACCAGTAACCACCAAATTACCGCTAATAGTCCCGCCTGTTGTTGGCAAAGCATTCAACACCGAACTTACATAGAAGCTGATTGTGGTGATGGTGTCACCTGCTGTTGCCGCGTTGGTCAAAACTACCGTTGTGCCTGTTGTGGCTGTGTAGTCTGCATTAGGCAGGTATACGCCGTTCCTAAATACTTCTAGATATCCCACTGTGTATGAGGGGATAGTGAATGTTGTCTGTCCTGCTGTAGCAGTTGTATCAGTGACTGTGCGATAGGCTGTAGTCGTTACTCCGCTGGCTGGGATGCCAAGGTATCTGACGCTGATGTTGCTTGTACCCGTTGGAGGCGCGGCAGAGAAGGTCAAAGTCGTACCGCTTACCGAGTACGTGCTCGGATCTTGCAAAACGCCTGTGATAGCAACAATACATGAAGACGTGTTGGCAGGAGCCACCGTCATGGTGAACGCTGTTTGTGAGCCTGTTCCTGAGAACGTGTCAGTCAGGAAGGCTGCTGAGATTGGGGCGTTGCCTATGTAACTCATGGCTTGGGATACTCCTGTTTCACCGCATCAATAGCGGCTTTCCATGCGTCTAGTCCACCGTGGTACAGCAGGTCAAACTGGTCAGCAAAAGATGGATAGGCTCTGGCTCTTTGTTTTTTGTATGCGTTTGGGTCAACCCATGCATTGATGGAATCTAAGTCGATTTCAACTTTACTGCCTTCTGCGTCAAACGCACCAGCACCGTCATCAATGATGACAACATTCGGATATAGAACGCGAATAGCTTCGTGATTCATCCTGCAATCTCCATCAAAGTAACTGATGAAACTGAACGTGGTACATAAACCGCATCGGTATCTTGATTAACAGCATTGACATAGATAGTGTAAGTACTACCCCCACCATTCCAAAGCCGAACCGAATAAGAAGTTGATGATGTTGTGGCTGGTGAATCTAAATAGTTCATGGACACAGGCACTAATTCTTGAATTGATGATACGTATGCTGCTGAAGTAAGGCTAGTTCTAGGGGCGGTTCCTGAGGCATCTCCAGAAGCAATTTTAGTTCCCGCCCTATAAAGAGCAAAACCAACACCAACACCTGACCCACTACCTGAAGAATTTAAATTTAAAGTAACCGAAACTAAAATTTTGCTACTTGATGATGTTGGTGTTATTGTGGCAATTAAACCTGTAACATCAGTTCCAGAAATTGAATTTGCAGATTGCGCTTGTGACCAAGTATCTGTTTTTGTAGCACTAACCACTTGCAACACAGCACCCGTACCAAGTTTGGACGTACTAATAGCCGCAGATGCTGAGATGCCAGAGTTGTCTATTGTTGATACTGCCATTATTTGTTCTCCAGCGCTTCAATCCGAGCGGTTAGTGCGT